CAATCAAAATGGAATTAATGTCGATACTTAAAGGTGAGTATGTAAACCCGCATGTTTCGATTTGGTATTATAAATTAGATGATGTTAAAGAAGTTGCCGATCCGGCTATGTGGATAAAAGCACAGCCAAATATTGGTAAGACAGTTAGTTATGAAACTTATCAGCTTGATGTTGAGAGAGCTGAAAAGAATCCAGCTTCACGCAATGATATTTTAGCAAAACGTTTTGGAATTCCTATGGAAGGTTATACATATTTCTTTACTTATGAAGAAACTAAAGTACATCGTCCTCATAGTTTCTGGGGAATGAGATGTGCAATGGGTGCCGACCTTTCACAAGGTGATGACTTCTGTGCGTTTACTTTCATGTTTCCATTGCGAGATGGAGCATTTGGAATTAAGACTAGATGTTATGTATCTGAGTTAACTGTTAAGAAACTTCCACTTGCTATGCGTCAAAAGTATGATGATTTTATTAATGAAGGTAGTCTCATTGTACTAGATGGTGCAGTACTTGATATGATGGAAGTCTATAATGATTTAGATGCATATATTTTACAAGTAGGCTATGAAGTTGCTAGTTTTGGGTATGATCCATATAATGCTAAAGATTTTGTTGCTAGATGGTGTACTGAGAATGGACCGTATGGTGTTGAAAAAGTAATACAGGGAGCTAAGACAGAATCTGTTCCTCTCGGTGAATTGAAGAAGCTTGCTGAAGAGCGGTTATTGCTGTTTGATGAAGAGCTTATGTCATTCTGTATGGGAAATTGTATTACTCTTGAAGATACTAATGGTAATCGTAAATTATTAAAGAAACGTAATGATAAAAAGATTGATAGTGTAGCTGCAATGATGGATGCTTATGTATCTTATAAGCTAAATCGTGAAGCATTTGAGTGATATTTTAAAGGAGGTAGCTATGAGCTATCTATATCATGTAGAACCTTCCTGGACTGATTCGCTTTACCATCATGGTATTAAAGGTATGAAGTGGGGAGTTCGTCGCTATCAGAATTCTGATGGTACTCTTACTGATAAAGGTAAGAAACGTAAGGCTAAGTATGAAGCAAAAGCTGCTAAAATAAATAAGCGTGCTGATGAATCAGAAGCAAAAGCTAAAAAATATGATAAATTTGGTACAAGAGGGCTTTCTGATGCATATAGTGTTGCAGCCAATCGAGATAGAATTTATGCCAATACTTATACTGCTAAAGCTAGTGGAGATGCTGCTAAAATAAAGAGTGCTAAAAAAGCGCATCGTACTGAGATGGCTAAATCAGCACTTGTTAAAGGCTCTGTTCGTGGATCATATAATAGATATCGTAATCAAGGAGATTCTAAAGCAAAAGCTGCTGCAAAATCATATGTTAGAGCTTATACAAATCCATATAGCTGGGTTGGAATTTAATATTTAAATAATATGAAAATTCTGAATTAATATTTTAAAGGAGGTGACTAATGTCATTAAAAGATCGATTTGCTAGTGCATGGAATGCTTTTCAATCTGAAGAAAAGCGTCGATCTGAGACTACTGATGAAGCTGGTCGCTCCTTGATGAGTCAGATTGGATCAACTAGTTATTTTAGACAAGATCGTCATCGAATGCGTTATAGTAGTGAGCGATCTATTCTTAATTCTATATTTAATAGAATAGCAAACGATGTTGCCTCCATTCAGATTCAGCATGTTAGGGTCGATTCTAACGACAGATTTGTTGACCATATTAAAAGTAGCTTGAATGATTGTATAACATTATCGGCTAATATTGATCAAACTGCTAGAGATTTTTGGGTTGATGTAACCTTATCCATGCTGGACGAAGGTGTTATTGCTGTAGTTCCAGTTGATACAAATGTTAATCTTGATCGAAATAATTCATTTGATATTTTGTCATTGCGAACTGGTAAGATAGTTGACTGGATGCCATCATATGTTCGAGTTAATGTATATAATGATCGAAATGGTCAAAGAGAAGATATTACATTACCAAAGGATAAAGTAGCAATACTTGAGAATCCATTTTATTCAGTAATGAATGAGCCAAATTCAACACTTAAGCGTCTAGTTTATAAGATGAATCTTCTTGATCAGATTGATGGTCAAAAAGCATCTTCCAAACTTAATCTTCTTGTGCAACTTCCATACTCATTAAAGTCTCCTAGTAGACAAGCACAAGCGGAAGAGCGTAGAAAGATGCTTGAAGATCAACTAGTTGGATCTAAGTATGGTGTTGGATACATCGATTCTACAGAGCATGTTACACAACTTAACCGATCAATTGAGAATGATCTTCCAAATCAAATTACAACTCTTACTGAGCAATTATACAATCAGATTGGTATAAGCGGCGATGTATTCCGTGGAACTGCCAATCAAGAACAGATGCTTGTATATAACAAGAAAGTATTAAAACCAATTCTTGATACAATTGAGCTTGAATTTACTAGAAAGTTTCTTACTCCTACTGCTAGAACTCAAGGTCAGAAGATTGCTTATTACATTGATGCATTTGATCTTGTAACTCCAGATGAAGTTGCTAACATGGCTAATGCATTTAGTCGTAATGAGATTCTTTCAGCTAATGAAGTTCGTGCTATTCTTGGCTATAAGGCTAGCGATAATCCTAGGTCGGATGAGCTTATTAATAAGAACATGCCAATTGATAAGATTGCTCCAGGAACTAGTAGTGGAAATCAAAATGGAAGTAATTCAGGTTCATTAGCTGATCAACTTGGTGGAAGTGACTTAGACGGATTAGAAGATTTGCTTAACGAAGCTAATGATAATGGAGATTTCGATGAAACTGAGCGATTGCTCGATGAATTGGAATCACAACTAGGCTAAGTAGTTGATTACCATGCCTCAATATTCAAATCCATATTACAATTCAGAGAAGGCGCATGAGTATTATCTGCGTATTCGAGAATTAAAAGGTTATAAAGATCGATATGGTGGACACAGAGGCTTTGGTACAAGTGCTGCATCTGATCCATCATTATTTCGTAATTTAGATCAAGAAAAGAAGCTTCAAACTCAGTCAGAAGAATACCAGCCAGTTAATAAAGATACTCAAACTGAAGAAGAGCAGCCTAAAAAGACACATTATGAAGAGGCTCTTGAAAAGATTGAGGAGTCTCATCGTCAACGAGAAGAACAAGCTTCATCTTCTGAAAGTGGCTATGCAAGCCAAATTGCACAATTACGTGCTGAAATTGCTGAAATTCGAGAAACAACTCATACTGGTATTGCTGAAATTCAAGATTCTATTGAGAAATCAAAAGCTGAGTATAAAGAGACTGTTGATGAGTATAAAGAACAAGCAGAAACTCTTCGCGCTGATCTTAATACATATTCGGATGAAGCCAAAACAGTTGCATCTGGATTACGATCTGATATAAAGACTTTAAATAATGATTTTAAAGAATTTAATTTAGGTCTTCGTGGTGAAATAGATAAACTGCGACTAGAGCTAAAAGAAATGAGTAGTACTCAACGTAAAAAGAAGCGTGAAGAGTACAGAAATAAAATTGATTCTTTACGAGATCAGATTTCACAAAGACGTGAACAAAAGCAGAATCAAGTTGATCAAATACGTAATAAGATTGACTCGAATAAAGCTGAAACTGATCGACATAAAGAAGAAGAACGTAATAAAATTGACAAAATTAGACAAGACATCAAATCCGTTCGAGAAAAGCATTCTAGCGAGACTGAATCTCAAAGGAAGACTATTCAAGATAAACGTGATGAGATGCGAGAAAGAATTGAGCAACTTCAGGAACGTATTGAAGAATTGCTTGAAGCTCAACGTAAAGAACGTGAAGAGCAACAACGTCAAAAAGAAGAAGAGCAATTACAGCAAGCTAGAGAACGTGATGATGAACAGCGAAGAAGATTAGAAGAACAAAATCAACAACAGATTCAGCAGATATTAAATCAGCTTAATTCTGATGCTCGATTAGCTCACAATCCAATTGCTAGAAATCAAGCTCAAAAGCAAATTGCTGCATTAAATGCTGCTTCTCAGACAAATCAAGCGTATGAGGAAGCTCAACAAAAAGTTGAACGAGCTAGGAATAGTCGTGAAGCCGCTGAAAATGCTAGACGTGCTATTCAAGATCTTCGTAAAAGTATAAAAGATTTAAAGACTCAAACAAATGCTGATATTAAGTCTATTCGTGATCAAATAACTCAATCTACTAAAGATTATAAAGCTGAGTTGACTTCTTATCGAGATGAAATTTCTAATATTCGAAATACTATTAAGGATATTGTTAAGACATCTCAAAATACTAATGATGGTCTTCGAAGTAATATTAAATCATTAAATTATGATTTTAAGAAATTTAATGCTGATTTGCAAGGACAAATAAAGTCTATGCAAATGGAACTTCGAGGATTGTCTAAAGCGCAGCGAAAGAAAAAGCGTGATGAGTATCAGAATAAAATTGAACAACTCAGAGATCAAATTAAAGCTCGACGTGAACAAAAGCAAAGTCAAGTTGAGCAGATTCGAAATACTATAGAATCTAATAATACTAGTAGAGATCAGCGAAAAGAACAAGAACAAAGTAAAATTGAAGCAATTAGAGAAAAGATTAAACAGCTTCGAGAGTCTCATTCTACTATGACTGAAACTCTAAGAAAGCAAATAGCTGCTCTTAGAGAACAACTTAATCAGCAAGTAGATGGATTGCAAAAGCAAATTAAAGACGTTCAAGAAGCTGAGAAAAATAGAAAAGAAACTGAGCGAGATAGTAAAGAAGAAACTCGGTTGGCTAAAGCTGCGGAACAAGATTCTAAAGCAATGCAGAAAGAAGCTGAACGAGCTCAACAAGGAAAAGCTACTGGCTCAGCTAATACCAACCATTATCAGAATACTCTTAATTCTATTCAGAAAGCCCGAGCTAATCGTGAAGCTGCAAAGGCTGCTAAAACTCAGGTTCAAGAGTTACGTAATCAAATTAAAGAGTTACGTAATAATACTAAAGAACAAGTTACAAATATTCAAAATGAGATAAAAGAGAGTGCTCAGAAGAATAAGCAGGAGATTACTGATCTTAAGAATGAGATACTTTCTATTCGAGATGCTTTAAAAACTTATAGTGATGGGGTATCTAATACTAATAAAGGTATTCGAGGTAATATCAAATCACTTAATAGTGAATTTAAAGCATTTAATTTAGACATGCAAAGTCAGATTAAAGCTCTCAGATCTGAATTAAAAGGTATGTCTAAAGCTCAACGAAAAAATAAGCGTAAAGAGTATCAGAACAAAATCGAATCGATGCGAGATCAAATTAGTTCTAGAAGAGAGCAAAAGCAGAATCAAGTTGAACAACTTCGTAATACTATAGAATCTAATAATAATCAAAAAGAACAACATAGAGAACAAGAACAAAGTAAGATTGAAAAGATTAGAGAAAAAATTAAACAACTTCGTGAATCTCATTCTACTATGACAGAAGGTTTACGAAAACAAATAGAAGCTCTTAGAGAGCAATTAGCTCAGCAAGTAGATGGCATTCAAAAGCAGATAACTCAAGTTCAAGAGTCTGAGAAAGAACGTAAAGAAAATGTTCGACAGCAGAACCAAGAGGAAAGTGAACGTAAACAATTAGAGACTGCTCAAAAGAAAGATCAAAAAGAAGCTGAGAAATCGGCTAAGACCGGAGTTCGAGTAACTAAATCATATGTGCAAGAAGCACAAGAGAAGATAGAACGAGCTCGATCTGAACGAGAGCAAGTCCAAGCTGCTAAGAATCAAGTACAAGAATTACGAAATCAGATAAAACAATTGCGTAATGAGTCTAAGGCACAAGTTGATGCTATTAGAAACGAAATTGCTGAGAAACGGAAAGCTCATAAGGAAGAAGTTAAAGCACAGCAAGCTGCAATAGAAGCTATTAGAGAAGGCATTAAAGCTTATACAGCTCAGGCAAAACAAATTTCTACTGGCCTTAGAGGAAATATTAAATCCATTAATAATGAATTTAAAGAATTTAATGCTAAGCAAAAAGCTGAAATTAAATCCTTACAGGCTGAATTAAAAGGTATGTCTGCTTCCGAACGTAGGTCTAAGAGCAAACATTATAGAGAAAAGATTAAACAAATTCGAGAAGACATTAAGAGTAAACGTGAAGAAAAGCAAGGAAAGATTGAACCCATACGTAATACTCTTGAACAAAATAGAGAAAAAGATAAGTCATTCAAAGATGGCGAAAGAGATAAAATTCAAACAATTAGAGATAAGATTAAACAACTTAGAGACTCTCATTCAGAATTAACTGATTCTTTGAGAGCTCAAATTGATAAATTACGCGAACAATTAGCTGAACAAGTTGATGGTATTAATTCTCAGATTGAAACAATACAAGAGAATGAACGTACTAGAAAAGCTGAAGAAGCAGAACGTAGACAGCAAGAAGCTGAGGAGCGTATGCTACAAGAAGCTTTGGAGTTGGATAGAGCTGAGGCAGAAGCTGCTAGACAAAAGTCTGAATCAGAGTCTAATTCATCATCTAATAATTCCCAAAATAATAACCAACAGATCAATACTCGCAATTTGCTTATGAACATGGCTAGGGCAACTGCGGTTAAACGTCGATCTGGATTAGTTCGGCGACGAATAGCGTAATATTGCATACAACTTCTATTGATGATTTTGTTAATAGATTTAGTTACATAATTATTTAAGATACACAAACATACTTAATTGGTAATTAGATCTAAAACAATTCAAAATGGAAGTTTGTTATACTTAAAAGATGAAAGGTACTATTATGGATTACGATTTTTGTGGGTATGCCACAAGAAATGATCTTCGTTGTGCAGATGGTCGCGTAATCCGTCACGATGCTTTCAAGGGTAATGATGGTAAGCAAGTCCCACTTGTGTGGCAGCATGTACATACTGATCCCACAAATGTGTTAGGTCATGCTCTTCTTGAGAATCGTGATGACGGAGTGTATGCTTATGGAGTGTTTAATAAGACTCCTGCAGGACAACACGCCAAAGAGATGGTTCGTAATGGTGATATTGTTTCAATGTCTATTTATGCTAACCGTCTTAAGCAGCAGGGCAGCGACGTTATTCACGGCGTTATTCGTGAAGTTAGCCTTGTTTTAGCTGGAGCGAATCCTGGAGCATACATCGAAAACGTTAGCTTTGCACATGCAGATGGTACTTACACAGATGTTGATGATGAAGCAGTTATATTTACTGGCATTAACTCTGTTGAGTATTTTAGTCACGCAGACGATAACGATGATGAGGAGGATTCTGTGGCTAACAACGGTAATGTTCTCGATGAGCTCACCGATGAACAGATTAATGCAATTGATAGGATCATTGATGCAGCACTTGATGATGCTGTAGATGATTTGGATGATGATCCTGTTCTTGACGACCTTACTGATGATCAGATTGAGGCCGTTGGTAAGCTCATTGAAATTGCCATACAGGATGCTCTTGAGCATGCCGATGACGATGAGAATGAGTATTATGAAGATGACGAGTCCGATGAGGACATGCAGCATGCAGACGATGATGAGACAGTAGAGGATGTATTTAATTCTCTTACTGATAAGCAGAAAGATATTGTATACTTCTTGATTGGTCAAGCAATCGATGAGAATGAGGCAGAGCATTCCGAGTTTAATTATGGAGGTAATGATATGAAGCACAATGTTTTCGATGATGAGTACACTGACGGCTATGATGAGTCCGACGTCCTGACCCATGACGAGTTCACCGCTATCATGGAGGATGCCTATAATTCTAATTCTCTAAAGGATACGTTCCTTGCTCATGGCATTGAGGATATTGATATTCTCTTCCCTGAGGCTCGTATGGTTCAGCCTACTCCTGATATGATTACTCGTAATATGGGCTGGGTTGATATTCTTTGGAATGCTGTTAAGCGTACTCCGTTTGCGCGTATTAAGTCTATTGCTGCTAATCTCACTGCCGATCAGGCAAGGGCGAAGGGTTATGTCAAGGGTAATAAGAAGGCTGATCAGGTTATCACTCTGCTTTCCCGTGAGACCACTCCTCAGACCATTTACAAGAAGCAGACTCTTGATCGTGATGACGTGATTGATATTACTGATCTTGATGTCATTGCATGGCTTAAGCAGGAGCTTCGTGTTATGCTTAATGAGGAGCTTTGTCGTGCTATTCTTGTTGGTGACGGTCGTGGCGTTAATGCTCCTGACAAGATTAAGACTGATCGCATCCGCCCGATTTATGGCGATGATGATGTTTACACTATTTACTATGAGGTTACTTACGAGGATGGTGACACTGATAGCGTTAAGGCTAGCAAGATGGTTGACGCTGCTGTCCGTGCTCGTAAGGAGTATCGTGGCACCGGCAATCCCAAGATGTTCGCTACTAATGATGTGATTGCTGATATGCTTCTTGCTAAGGATGGTATTGGTCGTCGTCTCTACAAGGACATGAATGAGCTTCAGGCTGCTCTGCGTGTTTCTGAGATCGTTGAGGTTCCTGTGATGGAGGGCATTACTCGTACTGCTTCTATCACTACTACTAATAACGGTGTTGAGACCACTACTTCTAAGCAGATGTCTCTTAAGGCTCTGATCTTCAATCCGGTTGATTACACTGTTGGTGCTGATAAGGGTGGCGCAGTGTCGCTCTTTGATGACTTTGACATCGATTACAACCAGATGAAGTATTTGATCGAGACCCGTTGCTCTGGTGCTCTTACTCATCCGTACAGCGCGATTGCTCTCGAGGTCGAGTCTTTTTAGACGAGCTTGACGTTAAGCCCATAAGTTCAAGCTCTGTTATCTTTGGACATACTGTTTCTGATCTTCAGGAAGATGTCGAAATTGAGGATGGGCTCATTACCGGTACTCTGAAGTATGTTGATGAGGGCGCATTGCCTGATCGTTGGGGTGCTGGTAACTTCCTGTGCCTTGACTGGTCTGATAATGACTTCACTGACTTCACGAGTGTTAAGTGTGGTATGGAACCCAGTCATGGTGGCGGCTTAGTCGAGATTATTGACGATCCTGATAAGAATGGCGCATGGAAGGTTACTGATAAGGATAACCAGAAGTTCGTTGTTGTCATCAGTGATGGTACGGTCTCGTCCACTTACAAGTACGATCTCTCTGGTCTTACGTTAGAGACTGAGTAATTCAAAATGGAAGGGGGTCAATTATTATGAGTGTATTCTATGGTCCTGTCGGGTTTGTTGATTCTATTGAGACTCCTGAAGGTTCTGGAATCTGGGAGGAAATTCCAAGTGAAAGAATGTATAGGGGTCAAGTAGTTAAAAATCATCGTAGATGGGAATCTGGAGATCAATTAAATAAAAATTTAAATATCTCGAATACAATTTCTATAATAATTGACCCCTACTTATCTAATCATCTTAATACTATTCGTTATGTAAAATGGCTCAATGCTTACTGGGAAATTACTAGCGTAGACGTTGAGTATCCGAGAATGATACTTAGTATAGGAGGTGTATACAATGGACCGAAGGCTGGAATTACACCAGATTCTCCTGAACATCCTAGGATCCAATAATGTATATTTTCAACCACCTCCAACTATTAAACTACAGTATCCATGCATAATCTATGGTAGAGATGACATTGATACAAAGTATGCTGACAATAAACGCTACATAAATAAAGTCAAGTATTCTATACTCCTTATCGGCCGATCTCCTGAAAGTGATTTGGTGGAAAGAATATTGGACTTGCCATATTGTACCTATAATCGTTTTTATGCAGTTGATAGTTTAAATCATGATGCATTTGTGTTATATTATTAAGGAGGGATTATGGCCGCTCTTGTTTGGGACGAGGTCGGAACTCATATTTATGAAACTGGCGTAGACCATTGTGTTCTGTATCGCCTCAAGGATACTATTACTGATCCAACTGATCCATATATGGCTGGTGTTGCTTGGAATGGAATTACTAACATTAGTGAGTCTTCTTCTGGCGGTGAGCCTACTGCTCTTTGGGCTGACAATATTAAGTATCTGAACCTCATTTCTGCTGAGGAGGCGTCTCTTACTATTGAGGCGTATACCTATCCTGAAGAGTTTGAGGAGTGTGATGGTACTCGCGAGCTCGTTAGTGGTGTTAATATTCGTCAGCAGGCTCGTAAGCAGTTTGGTCTTTCCTATCGTACTCGTATTGGTAATGATCAGAAGTCTGATGACTATGGTTATAAGATTCATATTGCTTATGGCTGCTTTGCTTCTCCTTCTGATCGTGGCTATGCTACTGTTAATGACTCACCTGAGGCTATTAGCTTTAGTTGGTCTGTTTCTACCACGCCGGTTGATGTTTCCGGCTTTAAGCCGACTGCTCTTCTGACGATTGATTCTACTAAGACCACTGAGGCTAAGATGACCGCTATCAAGAATCTTCTTTATGGCTCTGCTAATACTGAGCCTAAGCTTCCATTGCCTGCTGAGATTCTTACAACTATGGCGTAAAATATGTAATTAAAAATGTATTAAATAAGGAGATGTAAAGATGCTCAAGAAGACGATTACTTATGAAGATTGGAACGGCACTACTAGAACTGAGGATTTCTATTTTAATCTAACACGTGTCGAAATTGTTGAGCTAGAGTTTAATGTTGTTCCTGGCGGAAGTCTTAGTGATTCTATTTCGGACCTTATCAAGTCTAATGATATGCCTACGATTATTTCTACAATTAAGAAAATTCTTCTTCAGTCGTATGGTGTTAAATCTGCTGATGGAAAGCGGTTTATTAAGAATGATGATGTTCGTGAAGCATTCGAGCAGAATCCCGCTTTTGATATCCTTTACATGGAGCTTGCAACGGATGCTGATTATGCTGCAGAGTTTATTGCTGGTATAATCCCGTCTAGTGTAAAGGAACATATTGGTGATGATCCGAAGAGTGCTTTGCTTCTGGCCATGAAAAATACAACAACGTAAAATGTTAGGAGGAGAGAATGCTTCAAATAGTTGTACCAGCGGCTGAATTATTTGATGAAACTAATCAGCAATTTATTCAAACTAAAGAAACAACTTTGAAATTGGAGCATTCTCTCCTTTCTATTTCAAAATGGGAGTCAAAGTGGTGTAAGCCATTTATTGTGGATAAGAAAGAAGACTCTCATACAGCAGTTGAGATGCTTGATTATATAAAATGCATGACGTTAAATAATAATGTTAACGATGATGTTTATCAAGCACTCACTATGGATAATATGAAAGCTATTAATAAGTATATTTCATCACCAATGACTGCTACTAAAATTTATGATAGTACTCCTAAAAAAGGTAAAAGTGAAACTATTACTTCTGAACTTATATATTATTGGATGGTATTATATAATATACCATTTGAATGTGAAAAATGGCATTTGAATAGATTGATAACCCTTATTAGAGTATGTAGCATTAAGAATAATCCTAAGAAGATGAACAAAACAGATTTGGTTGCACAGAATAGAGCACTTAATCGAGCTCGTAGGAAGAAACTACATACGAAGGGTTGATATTTATGGGTATTCGAATAAAGCAAAGCGGTGAGTATAAAAAGACATCTGATTATTTAAAAAAGATGTCTAAGTTTGATGCTAAAGCTTTGTTAAATAAATACGGAGATATCGGTTGCGGATATTTATCCGATGAAACGCCTTTTGATACTGGATTAACATCCGAGTTATGGGACTATGAACTTATTAAGTATAAGAATGGCCAGGATGTTATTAACTGGTTTAATGATAATGAAATTAGTGGCTTTAATGTTGCATTAGGTCTTGAGTATGGTTATGGTACTCGTCAAGGCGGTTATGTACCTGGAGAAGATTATATTAATCCAGCATTAAAAGCTGTTTCTGATGAATTCACTGAGGAATTGTGGGAGGAGGTAACCGATAAATGAGTGTAGTTGATAGTAGAGTTGTTAAGCTGATGTTTGATAATTCTAATTTTGAATCAAATGTCGGAACAAGTCTTTCTACAATAGATAAACTCAAAAATGCATTAAAATTTGATAAAGCAACTGATGGTCTTCAGACTATTGGAAATACTGCTAAAGGCATTACATTTAGTGCCATGCAAGATGGTATTTTCACTGTTAAGAATGAATTTGATGCTCTTGGAATTATTGCTAAACGTGTTCTTGAGGATATTACTGACGGTGTTATAAAAGTCGGTAAAAGTTTAATTGAAAATGTAACAATTGCACCAATTAAATCAGGTCTTGAAGAGTACGAGACTCAGATTAATTCAGTTCAAACAATTCTAGCAAATACTGGTGATGCTCTTAAAGATCAAGGTTTAACTTCTGAGCATGATCGAATTGAGAAAATTAATACTGTTCTCGATGAATTAAATCATTATGCTGACATGACGATTTATAATTTCACCGAGATGACTAGAAATATTGGTACATTTACTGCTGCCGGTGTTGATCTTGATACAGCTGCTACTGCAATTCAGGGTATTGCAAATTTGGCAGCAATGTCTGGGTCAAATAGTCAACAAGCTAGTACAGCAATGTATCAGCTTTCTCAGGCTATTGCATCTGGTTCTGTCAAATTGCAGGATTGGAATTCAGTTGTAAATGCAGGTATGGGCGGTAAATTATTTCAGAATGAATTAATTGATACTGCTAAAGCTATGGGTGTTATGGATGAAGATTTTCAAGATCTCATCAATAATGAAACAACATTTAGAGAGTCATTAAGTTCTGGATGGCTTTCTGCAGATGTTCTTACAAACACTCTTGAGAAATTCACAGCTGGTACAGAAGGTTATACACAAGCTCAGCTTGAAAGTATGCAACAAATGTGGCGAGCTCGTGGATATTCTGAACAGCAGATTCAAGAATTAACCAGTGCAGTGCATGTATTAACACAAGAAGAGGAAGCTAACGTTCGTCAAAAATGGTATGATAAAGGATTTACAGAAGAACAAGTAAATCATATCATGGAGATGGGTACAGCTGCTACTAATGCTGCTACTAAAGTTAAGACTTTCACTCAGTTGCTTGATACTGTTAAAGAAGCTATGCAGTCTGGATGGACTCAAAGTTGGGAATACATATTCGGTGACTTTGAGCAAGCAAAAGCTTTCTGGACTGAGATTTCTGATATTATGAATTTGTACATTGGCAGGTCTGCTGATGCACGAAATGGAGTTCTTGAGGCTTGGTCTAAAGCTACATATTCTTATGATGAACAAGGACGACTGATAATTGCTGAAACTGGTGAGCTTGTTGAAGGTCAAAAGATGCTTGCCGATGCAATGGGTGGTCGAGAACTTGTTATTCAAGGAATGCGTAATACTTTTCAAGGAATGTTTGAGATTGTTAGACAACTTAGTCAAGCATGGGATGAATCATTTCTTGGAAAAGGTACAGATAATGATATTTCAATAACTGGCGATCAACTTATAGCATTAAGTCGAAAATTTGAAGAATTTACTCGTAATTTTAAAGATTCTTTAACTGATGCAGATGGTAATGCTACGCCAAGACTTACGGCTATTAGAAATGCATTTAACGATTTCGCTACAAATATGCGAACTGCTTATGATGGTATTCGCGATGTATTTAGCGGAATAATTACTATTGCTGATTCTTTTTTCCATTCATCATTTTTTAACATTAGTACTTTGGATACAGCAATAGATATGCTCGGAAAATTTACAGATTTAATAAAAGATTTTGGAACAGCATTTAAAGAGAATTTTGCATCAAGTGGAGAAGATACTAAGAACCGCGAAGGACTTATGAAGTTCTTTGGCGGTTTAAAAGGTCTTCTTGAAGAGAATATTTGGACAAAAATTGAACTCATTACAAGTGGACTAAGAGCTCTTGGTGATGTAATCAATCATGTAATTCCAGATGGTGAAACAATTGCTACTATGCTGGGCAAACTTGGCGATAAAATGTCTACATTTGCACAGGCATGGAATACATTTACTCATAGTGAAGATGTCAATCGCATCGACCAAATGTTTCAAACTTTGGCTAATGGATTAACCCAATTCTTCGATACTATTGATCAATATGTTGATTTTTCTGGAATTTCAGCTATATTTGACGCTATAGTTGATGTCCTTTCAAATGATGATGGAACTAGGTTTGAAGCATTAACGAATGTTCTTGATACAATAGTTAACTTATTCGAGGCTTTAGGCGCTGTTATTGCTCCAGTTGCTGCTGCATTTGCTAGTGTTCTTGCACCAGCTATTGGTGAGTGTGTTGATTTTATTGTTCAAGTAATTGATAGAATTCATGATTTTACTGAGAAATTAATAATTTCTGGTCCAGTTATGGAAGGTATCCAGAGATTATTTGAAGGTATATTTACAGTTATTAAAACTCTTGCTGAGATTCTTGGAAGCGCATTCGTTACTGCATGGGATACACTTGCTGATAAACTTTCTGGAATACTTCCTCCTTCTGAAAAAGTTGGAGACGCTTTAAAGCTTGCTGGAGATAAACTTATAGAATTTAGTGATAAATTAAAAGGGTTTGTTTCTGGTAATGATACTGAAGAAACTGGTAACAAAGTTGAAACTCTTGGTGGCAAGATAAAAGATTTTGTTGCTAATATTAAAGACTTAGCCATAGTTGATAGGTTAAAGGAATCCATTACTGGATTTTTAGACGGTTTGAAACACGCTATGGTTGGTGATGAAGATATTAGTTTCTTGGATGCACTTGGCAAGAAACTTAAGGGACTCATTGATAATATTAAGCAGTTATTTTCTGATGACAATGGAAATTTAGATGCTGGTAAGATTCTTACTAGTGGGGGAATTGTATTTGCTGTAAAGAAACTTATAGAGTTCCTTAAAAATCTGTTTAACATGGCTAGTGGTGGCTCACAGATAATTGATACTATTACATCAATTGGTGAAGCCATTGCTGATACTTTTAGTAATTTAGCAGAACGAATTAAAGTTGACTCAATCAAGCAAATTGCTACTGCATTACTTGAGATTGCTGGTGCAGTATTTGTGTTAGCAATGATTGATGGTACGTCTCTTGCTAGTGCTCTTGGTGCAATAGCTGCATTGTTCGAACTTATTAAAAGATTATTAGCTGAAATATCTAATTTTAGTACATCAGATACTGCTACATTACTCGGAGCTGCTGCAGCAATGCAAACTCTTGGTAATGCTGTCCTTGAGCTAGCTGGTGCTATATTTATTATAGGTAGTATGGATGCTGAGGATATGGTACGAGGTTTGATAGGTGTATTAGTGCTTATGGAATCTCTCGTACAAGTAGCAGAGCAATTTTCCAACTTTGATAAAGATTTAGCAAAAGGTGCGACAGCATTAATTGCATTCTCAATTGCACTAGACTTACTTGTTATTCCAGTTAAGACTCTTGGTGACATGGAGTGGAATAGCTTTGCTCAAGGTTTAATGGGTACTATAGCATTGATGGCTGCTTTAACTGGTGTTGCTTATGAGTTGAGTCAACATCCTATTAAATTTGAAACTGGTGCAGCTATTATTCAAATTGCAGCTGGCGTAAAGATGCTAGCAGAAGCTGTTGAGAAACTTGGTAGCATTCCATTTGAAAACATGATTCAAGGACTAATTGGTGTTGCAGGTGGTCTTGGCGCAATGGTTGCTGCTGTAATAATTCTTGATGAAAATGTCGGTAATGATGCAATGGTTGCTGCTGGCGAATCAATGTTGATGATGTCTATTGGTTTGATTGCAATAGCTCAAGCTATAACAATGGTTGCCGATTTATCACTTCCGCAAATTGGCACTGCATTATTAGGTCTTTGTGCTCCATTAGCGGCATTTGTAGCAGTCTGCAAACTCACAAGTGGTGTAGATATGGTTGCTACTGGTGTTGGCATTCTTGCAATGTCATCGGCTATGGTTCCATTAGCGGGCGCATTATTAATGCTTAGTGGCTTAAGTCTTCCAGAAATTGGTACCGGTTTAGTAGCAATAGCTGGTGCTTTAACGGTTATGGGCGTTGCTGCTGCGGTATTTACTCCAGAAATGGCTGGAACAATGACATTAGTTGGTGCAGCTGTAGCACTTGTTGGTGTTGGTATGCTAGCATTTGGCTCTGGTTTGGCTGTACTTGGAGCTGCAATTAGTGCTGATGGTGTATTATTGTTATGGTTCTTAGAGCAACTAATTACATTTATTCCACGAGTTGCTACTGAACTTGCTGATGGTCTTGCTAATTTTATAACAACTTTAGCTGATAGACTTGGTGATATTGCTTCATCGTTGGTAAATTTAGCATCAACATTACTTGATTTGGTTACAGTTGATCTACTTCCAAAATTATTTGATTTTGTTGAGTCATTACTTAGTAATTTATTTGAAACTATTGGAAATCTTGCACCACAGTTCTTTGATACTCTTGGAACTGTTTTTAGTAGTTTATGGGAATTTATACGTGAGCAGATACCAGAAATATTTAGTATCTTATCTACTTTATTGCAAGAAATTTGCAGCTTTGTATCAGACAATTTCCCGCAAATAGTTCAAACTATATCTACATGCTTACAAGCAATTCTTGAAGCTATAAATACTAATGCTCCATTAATTGGAGAAACATTAATAACACTTCTTAATACTGTATTAGAAACTATTAATACAGCTATTCCAAATATTGTTACCACGTTGTTATCGCTTATTACTGAGTGTTTAAAGAGTCTTGCTGAATTTATCCCTCAAATGGCCGATGCAGCTCTTAAAATTATTCAAGGCTTCTTACAAGCAGTGGCTGATAATATTGGCGAAATTACTAAATCTGCTATTAATATTGCAGTTGCATTTATGGATGGTCTTGCTGAAAAAATGCCTGAATTAGTTGATTCAGCATTCAAATTGATCATTTCTTGGATCGAAGGACTTGCTCAGGCTATCGAAGATAATCATGATGCATTATTTGATGCAATAGGTCATCTTATTACAGCAATAGTTGATGCTATTATTGATGGTATTGGTAGAGTTGTTGAAGCAGGCTCAAATCTTCTTAATGATTTCATTGACAACTTTAGTGCACAAGAATTTATTGATGGTATTTTTGATGCTGGTGCAAATCTTGTTCAAGGATTTATAAATGGTGTTGGTTCATTGGGTGCAAGTCTTTGGGAAGCTGCTTGTGGTATTGCACAGGATGCACTCGATGCTATTACTCAAACAACGGATCAGCATTCGCCATCTAAAAAGACATTTGAGCAGGGTTTGAATACGGCTCAAGGATATATTGATGGTATTGATTCTCTTAAAAGTGATGTTGCAGAATCTGCTGGAGGTGTTGCTACTGCAGCGCTTGATGCTATGTCTGGAGTTGATGAAGCTGAATTTGCACCAACGGTTACTCCAGTACTTGATCTTAGCGAAGTTCAAAATGGAATGCACACAGAAGAATTGGATGCTGTTATTACAAGAAGTATTAATGTTAATTTTGAAGAATTTAATAATCAGCAACATATGGCCATACAATCATTAACTGAAACTGTAAGAGCTGGTTACGAAGAGATTATTGAGCAAAATCAACATGCAAATGCATCAATACAAGAGCTTATAAATCAAGGAATTAATGTTATTAGTCAACTTCAGTTAGTTCTTGATACTGGCACATTGGTTGGAGAGATAACTCCTCAAATAAATCAAGCACTTGGTACTGAGTATGCTATGGCTGAAAGAGGAGTAAGATAATATGTACTACAGTGTAAAATTTGATGTAATGAATGCTGTAAGTGATACTATTATTGGTACTTATAATACTTATGAAGATTGGTTTTTAGTACCAACTTCTAGACCAGTAATAGAACTTCCTGCTCAAAAAACTAATTATGCTGAGATTCCTGGTGCTAGTGGAAAACTTGATCTGACTTATATTTTAACAAAGTATCCAGTTTATGAAAATCGATCTGGTTCATTAGATTTTGCTGTTCTTAATGATCATCAAGGCTATAGCTGGATGGATATTTTGGAAATGATAACAAGGAGTATTAATGGGAAAAGAGTTCGAGCATACTTAGAGGATGATCCTGATTATTACTATGAAGGCCATTGGTTAATTAGAAATTGGAAATCTAATAACAATCGAACCTGGTCTGAAGTTACTATCGAATATGACGTAGATCCTTATAAGTATTACAAAACCGATAAAACTTTTACTAAAACTAGTTCTCAGGGATCGACTGTATTATCATTTAATACTAATGATCTTGGTGCAATGCCAGTTGTTCCATTGATATCTGTATCAAATACTGATAGTACTGGTATAACAGTATCATTAACTAATACAGAACTTGGAATAATTGATTTGACAAAACAAATAACTAGTAATGGTAATTATAAATTTTATGATCTAATCCTGTCTATGATGAGCGATAATAATACATGTGTATTAAACTTATTTGGATCAGGACAAGTAACAGTAAGTTTTAGAAAAGGAGAGTTATAATGCCACGAATTACAGAGTATAATGCTTCTACATCTTCGCAGGGTACTCCATCATTGGCTGATGCTGATGTGTTTATTCTTGATGGTACTAATGGTTCTAGAAAAATTTCTGCACTTTCTCTTGCTGAGGCAATGGGCGATAAGCTTTCTGCCGCTGGTGCTGCTAAGCCTTATGGTAAGTCTGGTATGTATCGAGGTGCTAGTCTCGGTTCAGGTACTACTTTTGAGGGTGCATCGACGGCTGCTCAGCGAGCTGCTATTGCAGATGGTTCATTTACCGGTTTATTCATTGGTGATTATTGGACCATTAATAACAAAGTTTATAGGATTGCAGACTTTAATTATTGGAAGAGAACTGGCGATACGGACTTTAATGTTAACCATATTGTTCTCGTTCCCGATGCATCTTTCGGTAATGATAAGATGAATGATTCAAATGATACTACTGGAGCTTATGTTGGCTCAAAGATGTATACTAATGCTTCTAGTGTTCTTAATACTGCTAGAACTGCAATTTCTACAGCATTTGGCAATTATCTTGCTACTATTAAGAAGTATCTTCCTACTACAGTATCTAATGGAGCTGAGACCGGAGGAGCATGGACTTCATCTACTGTGGATTTAATGAGTGAAATTGAAGTTTATGGATGTCGTATTAAGTCTTGTCATTCTACAAACTATACTACAGAGAAATCTCAACTTGCACTCTTTAGATTGAATTCTGCGATGGTTAATATGCGGTATACTTATTGGTTGCGAGATGTTGTTTCCGGCGCGGATTTCGCTACGGTGGGCACCGCTGGCGTTGCGCACACCAACAACGCTTCGGTTTCTTATGGGGTTCGTCCTGTCTTCGCTGTTAAGGGTACGACCAGCTAATCTGACGCCTTTAGGCGTTTATGTCTGAGATAACAAATTCACAGTTTTATTCCCCTATAATTCAAAATGGAAGTAAAGGTGTAAAGATGATAACATTGACTTTTGCAGATGGTCAGTCTATTACTAATCTTATAGCTAATGGTGATGTATTCGTCTCGACAACTCCAGTTAATACTGAGATTTTCGAGGATGATAATGATTCTCTTATAATTGTTATCGATAGTCAGGGTAGTCGTGAGGAGCATACTGATTGGAAATTTGCTAATGTGATTCATACGCTTGAAGGTGAGTATTGGATTTGCTTCTCTCAGGTTACTCCTCTTGAGCAGATGGAACTTGATATTCAGGCCAAGCTTGATTATATTGCTATGATGGCCGATATCGACATTGATATGTAATAAAAGGAGATAAAAATGTCTAGTAAGTTTGAAAAGATTCGTAAGTATTATCGTACAGGTAAGTGGACTATTTCTCAGGTTCGTGATGCAGTTGTTCACGAGTGGATTACGGCTGAGGAGTTTACACTCATTACAGGTGAAGAGTATTAAGTCATTGATATTCTAAAATGGCGGTAAATGTAGGGGACAGGAAACCATCTAAGATGGAAGTACTGTCCCATGCTATTAAAACTCATGAAGTACTTACTGACTTATGCCTTAGAGATTTTGGTATAAGGTCTAAGCATTCTCCATTAAGACGAAAGTATGAGAATGCCGCTCATTTAGAGGGCAATTCTGATAGAATAGATAACATTATATTTAAGAAAACTGAAACAATCGATCGTTTAGCAAATGAAATGATCGATGATCTTAATGGAGCTAAAATTATTTATCCAAGGTTTAAAAGTGAATATGATGTTCGTCTGTCTTATCAGAATACAGCATTGGCTAAGTGTCAAGCAATTAAAACAGAGTTAGAATCTGTAGCAAGAGTCTTTGATGTTGATATTTCCTATTTTCGTAATTCTATCGAGCATCTCGATAAAGAAATCCATTTAATAAAAGCATGGAGAAAATCTGATAGGAAATTGTTTAAAGGGCGTCTTCTATGATTTTGCGTTGTTTCCGGCACGAATTTCGCTAATGTGAACAACAATGGCAATGCGAACAACAACAACGCTTCGAATTCTAATGGGGTTCGTCCTGATTACTTAGAGCTTTCTGTGTCTTATATTCCCCGCAAGGGGGGACTATAGATACAATTTGGAGCTCCAAGGAAGGAGAGGGCGTCCGTTTTCGTAGTCACTGCGAAATCAATGACAAAGCCGATGTGGTCTATTACGATAGATACTACTAGAACGGTGAATAAATGAATTACAAAGACATCATGACTGATCCGAATGCTATCTATGATGGCATTCTTAAATCAACGGCTAATAGTAATTGGAAGCCTAGCAGTCAACGAGCACGGAATAACATTTTGTCATTAGCATTCGATATTTCTGATTCTTTAGATAATCAAACTTATACAAGTAAGCCGGAATCACAATTCCTTTTATCTGAACGAGGCAGAATAAGACGAGTTGATGGTTTTAATATAGTGGATAGATCAGTTCGTCATGTATTATGCGATGATATTTTAGCACCTTTAATACAGCAGAAGATTATTTACGATAATGGAGCTTCTGTAAAAGGTCGAGGTATTTCTCATGCTAGAAAACGTTTTGAAGTTCATTTGAGAAAATATTACATGCATCATGGTAGTAATGAAGGATGGATATTATTTGGTGATTTTAGTAAATTTTATGATAATATTCTTCATGAAGTAGCTAAAAAACAACTATTAGATTTAGTAGATCAAGATACATATTTATCATGGATATTTGATATAATTTTTGACAGTTTTAAAGTTGATGTTAGCGATTTAACTGATGAAGAATACAATGATATTTATAACGGAGTATTTGATAAGATACTATATGAAGAAGAACATAAATCTAGATCTAAAAAACGAATGATGCCGAAATCAATATCTATTGGAGATCAACTTTCTCAACAGATAGGTATTTATTATCCGCATAGAATTGATGATTATGTGAAAATAGTACGAGGACAAAAGTACTATGGCCGCTATATGGATGATTGGTACATTATATCTGATTCTAGAAAAGAATTATTAGATTTACTTCATAATATAGTTGAAATAGGTAAGCCTTTAGGATTACATATTAATTGTAAAAAGACTTATATTACTAAACTATCTTCAACTTATAAGTATTTACAAGTCAAATATTCAATGACAAATACAGGAAAAATCATAAAACGAATAAATCCTAAACGGGTTACTACTATGAGAAAGAGACTGAGAAAGCTTAAAGCTAAAATAGATTCTGGAGAAATAGAATACATGAACGTAGAAAATATGTTTCGTTCATGGATGGGTGGTTTTCATAAGTTAATGTCTAAAGATCAACGAGAAGGATTGTTAAAGTTATATTCGTCATTGTTTAATAAACATATAGAAATAATAGATAATAAAATGGTAATTACTGAGGAGGGATCCGAGTAAATGTATCGTATTTATTGTGATAGTATTCTAATTCATGATGGATCTTCTCCTGATAAATCCATTCATGTTGGATCACCAAAGTTACAAATAGCTGATAGTGTAGCTGGTTCATTTTCTTTTACTTTGCCTACAAGTAATGTAGCGTATGATATTGTTGAACTGTTTGTATCAACTATTATTGTAGAAAAAGATGATGATAAAATTTGGATTGGTCGTCCAATTTCTAAAAAATTAGATTTTTATAATAACATAAATTATACTTGTGAGGGTTCTTTAGCGTTTCTTAATGATAGTACACAAGAGCCGCGTGATCCAATTCATTTTGATCCAGCACTATTTCTTATAAGTTGTCTTACTGTTCATAACGCTAAAGTTGATGCTAATAGGCGAATTTATCCAGGAAATATTACGGTTCATGATTCAGATAGTGCTTATATTTATCAAACTAATTATATAAGTACTTGGAATGCAATAAAAACCAACCTGCTTGATCGTATTCCAAATGGCCATATGCGAATTCGATATCGTAGTTCTGATAATCGAATGTATCTTGATTATTTATATGACTATACTTATAATCAAGATAGTCAGGAAATTAACTTTGGCAATAATCTTCTTGATTTTACGAGAGATTTTAACATAACTGACGTAGTTACAGTAGTTATTCCATTTGGTAAGCAGATTGAAATAGAGACTGAGGAAAGTGATTCTGATAGTGAGGATGAGTCTTTAATCACTACGACTACTGAAACTCGACGTGAGTATGTTACAGTTGCATCAGTTAATGATGGAAGTATTTATGTAATAGATCAAGATACTATTGATATTTATGGTCGAGTTGAAAAAGTTATTCAATTCTCCGATGTCGAAGAACCTAGTGATCTTTTAGATCTTGCTTATGAATATTTAAGTGAACTCCAATTTGCAAGCATGAATTTGGAGATTAAAGCAATTGATATGCATTATCTCATCAATGACGAGCCGTCATTTGAATTGCTTGAACTTGTTCATTGTATATCGACTCCTCATGGTCTTGATGGTTGGTTCCCGATTAATAAGATTGATATTTCATTAGATGCTCCTGATAATACTGTTTACTATCTTGGTTATCGTGATGATAGCTCTAGTAGCATGACGGGTAAGAGTTCTGCAACTATATCTGGAGTATCACAAGCTATATCAGCAGCCGAGAAAAGCGCAGTTCTTCAAACTGAAGTTATGCTGGCTGATTATGCTCATATTTCAAATGGAGTTATCGATAATGCAACTATTAATCATGCTGATGTTAATGACCTTGAAGCTAATTATGCTCATATTGTTGACGGTATAATTGATAATGCTAAGATTGACCATGCGGACGTTAATGATTTATCGACTAATTATGCACATATTACTGCTGGTTTAATCGATAATGCTTATATTAATTATGCAAGAGTTCAAGATTTGAGTGCTCATTATGCACATTTGCAGAATGGTATAATCGATAATGCGACTATTGATCAAGCTAATGTTAATAATCTTGCTGCTAATTATGCTCATATTGTTGATGGCGTAATTGACAATGCACAAATTGGCTATGCTGATGTTATAGATCTCGAAGCCAATTATGCTCATATTTATCGTGGTGTAATCGATAATGCGACTATTAGTTATGCAGATGTTAATGACTTGGATGTACATTATGCACTTGTTGATATTTCAAATGTACAAAATTCATGGATTAATCGTGGTGTAATTAGAGATGCATCTATATCAGATGCTATGATTAATGATGTTAGTGCTAATAAATTAACAGCTGGCGAAATTAATGCTGGTGTCATTAGGGTTTATAATCTTAATGCATCTAATATTACAGTTGGTACAATTAATGGTCAGCTTGTTGGTGAAGGTACTCTTTCTCTTAATTCACTCAATGAACAAGTTTATACAGCTGAAGAAATTGAAGCTATTGTAGCTACACTAAATTCTCGCATTGATGGTGCTATTGATACATATACTGGTACGGCAGTTCCTACACTTGTAAATTATCCTGCAAGTGACTGGACTACTGATGCTCTTAAAGATGCTCATGTTGGCGATGTGTATTATGTCATGGATTCTGGTTCCGAGTATGATGGTTATAACTATCGATTTTCGAAGATTAATGGAGTCTATTCATGGCAGCTAATTCGCGATACTGCTATATCTGATGCTCTTGCTCGAATTACTACTGCCGAGAATAATATTGTAGCTATTCAGCAATTTGACAGCAATATTCAGATGTGGAGTACTAATACCGAGTCTTCATTAGGTAGTCTTATTCAAAGTTATAACAATTTAGTCACTGCTACTAATAAATCTCTTGTAAGTTCAACACAGGTTTGGATTAACACCGATAGTGAAACACCTCCTGGGAAGCCCGAACAGCCAGTACTTAATGGTCAATTCTTAACCGATAATCTTGCTTTTGATATTCTTGATAGCGATGGTAATCCTATACTTTGTCAATATTGGTATGCTACTATACCACCTTATGATGAGTCTAAACCATATTACTATTATTGCTATGAATATCAGTATCTTGATGGCACTTATGGATGGTCAGATGTTGTTTATGATCGAGGATTATCTGACACATATAGAAATAATTTTGTTGGTATAGAAGCTACTATTCAACTTTGGACTGTTCGTAATAATGATACAATTCCATCTGCACCAACTGATATTTCTAGAACTGGTGCTGGTACTTATTATGAATATTTAGATGACGATTCTGAGTATAATATTTTAGATAGCTCTAACAAACCAATAGCAACTCAAACTAAATGGGATGTATTTATTCCAGTTTATAATCCTGGTACTCCTTATTATTTTTATTGCTATGAGTATCAATTTAGTGATGGTACTTATGGGTGGTCTGAACCAATTTTAGATACAGCTACTAGTGAACTTCAAAGTAAAACAGATTTAGTAATGACTGAACTTGAAACTAGGATTACAAGTAATGTCTTTAATGAACTTGTTCATGATGTAGCTGAAAATAGTGCAACAATTACTACAATTACTGAAATTACCGAAACAGCTCTTGATCAAAGTGTTGAGTATATTATTGGAACTCAAACTAGTTCAACAGGAGCATGGACTGGTATAACTAGAGATTCTGAAATTAAAGTTGGTAAAAGTATTGCATATAAACTTCCATATGCGGGAAGTGGAAATGCTACTTTAAGACTTACTTTAAGCGACGGAACTCTTAGTGAAGCTATTCCAATTTATATTAATGATAGTAGAGTAACAACACAGTTTGAAGCTAATTCAGTTATTAATTTAACATATGATGGAACTAATTGGAGAGCTACTGGTTACTGGACTGAAGATACTTATAATAGAACTCGATATGAATCTGATATTACTGCTGCAAGTGCAATTAATAGTGGACGAATAATTTGTGGTACAAATTCTGGTTATAAGAATATTGGAGCTGGAGTATCATTTAATTTATCTCATCCACTTCTTTATTCACGGGATTCTATTGTACAAGGTAGTACAGGTAATAATAATGATTTAATGGCTTCTAATATTAATTATAGTTCCAATGGAATCATTCAAAATGGAAGTAAAGATAAAGTAATTTATCTTAAGGGTACTGTTGTTGGCAATACATTTACTATAGCTGATAACAATTATCTTACAACAACCATTCCAGTAGCAGTTGATAATTATTATTATATTCCACTCGGTGTTATGAGCTCTGCTACCAATGGCAGTTTCTCATCTACAAATCAACTTATGGCGTATGTTGGAGATTCATTCCAACAAACTAATATCACAACTGTTACAACATCGAATACAGTTAATGAAGTTAAACAAACTGCTGATACTAATAGTGCTACTATTAGAAATCTTACTACTCGTATGGGAACTAACGATGATGGTACAGCTAGTCAGCAAGATATTGTGACCAAATATTCAGAATTATACCAAGACCTTGACACTTATAAAACAACAGTCGGTAATACTTATTATACTAAAACTGAAGCTGCAACTATTTCAGAAAGACTTAATTCTGCCGAAACTAATATTACTCAGAATGCAAATGCAATTAATCTTAAAGCTGATACGTCAAGTGTATATACGAAACAAGAGACAGAAAATCTTGTATCGATAGAAGCATCTAATCGTAATTCTGCTATAGCAGTTGCTACTGATGGTATTTATGCAAATATTGACGCAACTTATATTACTAAAACTGAATTTAATAATATTTATATTGATGGTCGAAATTTGTTAAAGTATACTAAAGTGTTTACTGGTATTGATTTAACGGATAGCAAAGGTAGTCCAATTCTTGATAGCAATAATATTTCTATCGGAAGATATATGGATGGAGCATTAGATTTTGCAGAATCTAATGTATCTAATACTCCAAATGATTCGGGATACTATGTTAGAGAGTTGGATAATACTTTATTATCTAGTTTAATGTATAGCGAATTTGCAAGGTATGCAAATGTTATAGAACCAGCAATAGATAAAACATATTATTTTAGTTTTTGGGCTAAAGGTTCTGGAAATATTACAGCATATTTTTATCCAGCTCAAAACAATGAAACTATTACGGCGCTTACTTCTCAAAATATTACAAGAACTTCTTCTGATGGAATGATTGAGATTACTTTATCTAATACTTGGATTAGATATTGGATAAAATGGAATCTTACTAATGATAGTATTGAATCTCAGCAAAAGAGAAATGTATTGCTGAGATTATATGGTGGTAATAAAGCTTCTATTTATGGATTAAAATTTGAACAAAATAATAATATGAGTGATTGGACGGCTGCTCCAGAAGATTATGATACATATATGTTAACTCTTTCTGATTTATATGAACGAGTTGAACAAAATCAACATCTTATTGAAGCAACTGAAAAGACTTTTATTTCTAGAATTAGTGAAACTGTAACTATTAACCAAAGATATGTTGATGAATTAATTGCTACTGAAATTGTTAATAGAAGTAGTGAAATTAGTCAAACAAGTAGTGATATTTTAGCAAGAGTTAGTGAAGATTATACTAGTAAAGGCGAATTTAATAATATGCAGATAGGTGGTAGAAATTACCTTCTGAATACACAAGCTTTTACTGGAAAAGGATATTTAGATAGTAATGGAAAGGATCTTATTGATAGTAACATCAATATTATAGGATCATCTGATGATAGAAGTTATTCTGGCGGATATTCTATTCTTGATACACTTAAGTATAGGGATCTTGCTATTAGATATTTGGATAATACTTCTGCTTCTAGTTCAACATATAAAGATTTTGCTAAATTTAACAATGTAATAATTCCAAAAGTTGGCGAATATTATTGTCTTGGATTCTATGCTAAGGGAGTTGGCTCACTACAAGTTATATTTGGTTCAAATTCTAATTCAGCTAAATTTAATATTTTAACTTGTCAAGATGTTGAGATCGATAATAATTATAATGGACAAGCTAATATTCAGTTAAATGGAGAGTGGACAAAGTATTGGGTTAGATGGTTCTGTACTGAGAGTTATTCCGAAGTTAATCGTTATATTCTTCTTAGACTTTATGGTAGTAATAAAGCCTATGTGTGTGGTATGAAGTTTGAGATAGGAAGTAAAGCTACAGACTGGACTGCTGCTCCAGAAGATGGTGATGATTATACTGAAAATTATATGCGTAAAATTGGCGATGCAATAGTTGAATCTACAGAAGCTTATGTTAAGCTTACTAGTGATAATATTATGTCAGTCGTTTCTGCAAAAACTGATAAAGGTGAAATCATTTCCATGATTAACCAATCGCCAGAAAATGTAACAATTAACGCTAATAGAATTAATCTTATTGGTAATACAGCATTTACTAGTTTAAATAATAGAGTAGATGATATCGATGATAATAAAGCCGATATTATGTCTACGGTTAATGATTATCAATATATTTACAAATCTGCAGTGTCCGGTACTAATTCTATGGCTGCCCCTACTAGTTGGGTCACTAATACTACTGGTAATCAGAACATTTGGACTAGCACAAGACCTGAGTATAATAGTAATTATCCTGTATTATTTGTTGCTAAGCAGACTAAGTTTGCAAATGGTACTATAAATTGTACTACTCCTAAAAAAGATCAAACTACTACAGTAATCGATGGCGGACATATTACTACTGGTACGATTGATGCAGCACGAGTTGCAGTTAATCAAATAACAGTTGGATCACTTAAAGATGGATCAAATTATTCTAAAAAATCTGAAAATGCTAATAAAACTCAAATAATTTATAAAAGTTTTTCTAGTAATCAAGGTAATATAATTACTAGTTCTAGCCAAATTCCAACTTATTGGATAACTGATGAAACTGGTTATCAAAATAGATGGACTACTTATAGACCTCAATATAGTTCTTCATACCCCTATTTATATGTAGCTACTCAAACATTATATAATGATGGATCATTAACTACTACTAATCCAAAACGTGATGAAACTACAACTGTTATTGACGGTGGACATATTTTAACACATTCTATTACATCAACACAACTTGATACTGAGCATATTAGTGTTACCAATTTCCAAGGAATAAATAATTATACTAAAAAAGAAGATGCTATAACCGATGTTCAATATGTTTATTATAGAAGTTATTATAGTTCTACTCCAAGTTTACCTAGTTATTGGGTATCAAATACAAGTGCTAATAATGATACTTGGACTACGTATGTTTTTCAATTATCTAGTAGTTATTATCTTTATCAAGCAGTTCAAACATTATATGATGATGGAGATGTTAGAACTACATTATTAGGATTAGATAAGATTAATAATGCTATTAAAAATATTGATTCATTATCAGCAGTTCAAACTATATATTTAAGAGCTGGTAGTGGAACCAGTGCATCATATATTAATAATAATTATATGCCATCTAGTTGGGTTACAAATGATTCAACTACTCCATCAAGCTATACTTGGACTATTTCTAGACCACAATATAGTAGTAGTTATCCAGTAATATTTATGGCTACTCAAATGAAGATGTCTGATGGATCCGTTACTACTTCATATCCAAGTAAAGATGAAACTACTACAGTTATTGATGGTGGACATATTACTACTGGTACTATTGATGCATCTAGAGTATATGTTACTAATATTAATGCTGATAATATTACTAGTGGTTATATTAATGCTGATCGCATTCGAGGCGGAGAAATCGATGCTAGATATATTGATGTAACACATCTTGATGCTAATAATATTACTAGTGGATATATTAATGGCGATAGAATAGAAGCTCATACCATAACGGCTGGTGAAATAACTTATGATGTTCTTGATGGATTAAAGTTTGGATCAGTTAAAGTATATAACGGACAAACAAGGCAAACAGATTGGGCATTATCGGCTACTGTAAGTTGGGTGTCTAAAGATGATGTCTGGTTTGAGTTAACTTTTTGGAATGGATGGCTTGTCAATGTTGAAGTAAATTAAAAAGGAGATTTTAAATGACTTATCAAGAAATTATTTATCAATTATCAAATGATACTGTTGATTTTATTTCATCAGAAGTATCAAAATTTAAATTGGATGCCGGAATAGTTATGGAAATGATATCGAAAACAATACTTGAAATTAATTACAATAGTGCAATTAAATCACTTAATACTATACGTACTAATATTCCTTGCCCAACGCCTCAAGAGGCTGTTGAGGAATAGTTAATAGAAAGGAGCCCAACAAATGACACGATCACCGCCGACACGTAAAGACAAATTTGTAAATGAGATACAGAGAATAGCAGACGATAATACTTATGGATATTCTCAAAAACCACCTTCAGGCCGATGGGGACCAGATTTTGATTGTGCTTCATTGATATATTATGCTGCAAATCAAGCTGGATTCCCTGTCGGTTCTGGAGGAGATAAGGTAAGGTTTACGGGAACTATGCTAAAAGATTTTGAAAAAGCAGGGTTTCAAATTTTACCGTTTGCTAATGTTGGTATAAGTGATCTCAAAATAGGTGATATTCTCCTTAACCTAGCATTGCATGCAGAAGTATATGTTGGTGATGGCGAATCGATCAGCGCAAATGCTTCTGAAAATGGTGGCTTTGTTGGAGAAAGTGGAGATCAAACAGACCAAGAAATTAGTAAACATCCAGTAATCACCTTCGATAAGGGATGGGATTATATTTTAAGACCACCTGATGAAGATGAGACCGATATTAATGGCGCCGAAGAAGGTGATACTATGCCAATGAATAATGCATATCCTCAATTTGGTTCGAATACGGGCCCTTGGCCTCAGACAACAGCTCCGATGAATACTGGATATCCGCAAGGCAATCTTGGTCAGATGAATGGATATTCTCAAGCTAATGCTAACATGAGAATGCCATATAATCAACCAATGAATCAAGGTTGGCAGCAAGGATATCCACAAGGTCAAATGCCGTCTAATGATTTGTCATTTGTAATTGGTATTGAAGGAGCAAAAAATACTACAGGGACTCCAAATTCACGAATGGCTAGATTTGATGAGGATCAGCCGCTCATGTATATTTGTAGTTATGATCAAAATGGACAGTGTAATGGTATTAATGTTTATAAATTTGAGGAATGCTCTGAAGAGATGCCTCAACATTTATCGCCATTGATGCATACCGGTTTTAATAATTCTATGCCACAGCAACAAATAGGTTTAACAAGAGAAGATGTTATTCAGATTATTGAGGAGATGATCGGTAGTGAACCCTCTACGTCCTCGTCAAAATCCAATGGTCAACCAAATGCCCAATCAAATGCCACAACAAGGAATGGGCGGACCAGCTAATTTAATGCAGCAAATGATGTTTAATAAATTATATAATACTAATCCGAATTTTAGGATGTTGGCTGATCATGTACGAAATAAAACTCCAGAACAAGCATTTCAAGAAGTTGGACTTGACTATAATCAGTTTAAAAATGTAGATCCAAGACAGATAATGAATACTTTCGGATTTTAAAAGGTTATTAAAATGATCGATACAAGTAAATGCAAAACTGAAGAAGAACTGTATGATGCTATGGAGTATGTACATTATAGTACTGGAATAGATGATTTAAAGTTCAAATTGTATAAATTAGAGTGGACACAACGAATCATACAAGGGCATATAGATGAAATTGAAAAGCAGATAAATAAATACATGCGTTATATTTATGCTTACAAAACTGTATATCCAAATAGACCATGGGAGCATGTGTCTATTGAATGAAAGGACATATCATGGGCGAGACTGCTCTTACTGGTGGCGGAATGACTCCTGCTGATATGGCTGCTGTTATGGGCAACAACAATAACTTTGGTGATGGAAATTGGTGGTGGATCCTTATTCTCTTCTGGGCTATGTGGGGAAATAATGGCTGGGGAAATAATGGTTTCCAGAATGCTATTGGCTATGAGAACCTCGCCACTTCGAATGAGGTTCAGCGTGGCTTCGATAATCAGAACAGTATGGCAAATGAGCGTGAGATCCTTGCTGCGATTAATTCCAACTCTATGCAGGGTATGCAAAACGCCAATATGAATACTCAGTATATGAGTGGTATGCTGAATGATAAGTATAATGAGCTTCAGCGTGATATTGCTGGTATTGCAGTTCTTCAGCAGCAGTCTATGAATAACCAGAATGATTGTTGCTGCTCGACTAAGATGCTGATTCAGGATAATACGGCAGCGATCAATGCAGGACTTGCTCAGAATCGCTATGATGCAGCGCTGAATACCGCTAATCTCAATGCTGGTATTTCGCAGAATCGTTATGAGGCTGCTCTCAGCAATGCTAATTTGAATTCTGCTTTGGCTCAGAATCGTTATGATGCAGCTATGAACACATCTGCCATTGTTCAGGCTATTCAGCAGGATGGCGCCGCTACTAGACAGATGATGCAGGAGAATAAGATTGAGGAGCTTCAGCAGAAGGTCCAGGGTCTTGAGCTTCAGAATGCAGTAGCTGGTGTTGTTCGCTATCCGATGAGCACTGCTTATAATGCAGGGTATAATCCTTTCTGCAATTGTGGTAATGGGTGCTGTATGTAATGTACTTTGCATTGGCTATTAGGTATTGCATAGCACTTTTTCTATATTTGCATGATAACACTATAGCTCGTTTAGTTGCAATGCTTGTCACTATTATATTACTACCAATTGTTATAGGAATCAATACATTTCCTAAGAAAAAAGTAGGTGATATTTCATGAAGAAGGTGACAAACAATACCATAATAATGACTAGAGGCGATACTTGCAGAATTAAATTGGTATTAACTGATAGTGATGGAAATGAATTTGTTCCTAATGAAGGTGATGTTATTCGGTTTGCTGCTAAGAAAAAATATTCAGATTCCGAAGCATCTATTTTTATTATAGTTCCAAATGATACTTTAATTCTTGAAATTAAGCCTGAAGATACAAAAAATCTTGACTTTGGTACATATGTTTATGACTTACAAATTACTTTTGCAGATGGTACCGTAGATACATTTATATCCAAATCTATTCTTAAACTTGAAGAAGAGGTAGATTAATGGATGGTATTTCTGCTAAGTTATCAACTCCATATAGTATTTCAGCAGTAATCGAAGAATCTCAAAACTATTACATACATGGTAATGTTAAACCATCTGAGGAATACAGCGAAGACTATGAAATAGAAACTTCCTTTGAAGATCAAATTATATCTACAAAAGGTAAATATTTAAGAAATGACATTACTATTAAGAAAGTTCCTGTTTCAACTGTTGGTAATGATTCCGGCGGTTACACACTGAATATTGGAGGATGATATTCATGGCCAATACTTATTACAATAAGATTATCGTTAACGGTCAGACTAAGATCGACCTTACTGCAGATACTGTTACAGCATCAAAAATCCTTAAGGATTATACTGCTCATGATAAGTCTGGTGCTCCTATCACGGGTACTTGTACTTTTGATTCTGATACTACTGATGCTACTGCAGTTGAGGGCGAAATTCTTGCTACTAAGACTGCTTATATTAATAAGTCCAAGGTAACTGGTACTATGCCGAATCGTGGTGGTGTTACTGGCACGATTTCGACTGTTGCTGGTACTTATACGATTCAGAATGGTTATCATGACGGTTCTGGTTCTGTTGCTATCGATTCTACTGAGCAGGCTAAGATTGTTGCCACTAACATTCGCGAGGGTGTGACGATCCTTGGCGTTGAGGGTAGCATGACTGGTACGGAGGATGTTGTCGCTGGTTCTCCGACTGTTACCCCGACTTTCTCCCAGCAGACGATTGTTCCTGATTCTACCACTTCTCCTGCTCAGAATTATCTCTCTCAGGTCACTGTTAATGCCATTCCTGTTTCCGAGACTGATAATCAGGCTGGTGGTATCACTCTTACAATTGGATAAAAATTTTTAAATGAAGGAGATGAGCTATATGTCAATCAAAAATTATAATAAAGTTGTTGTAAATAATAGAACTATAATAGATCTAACTGCGGATACAGTAACTTCAGAAACTTTATTATCCGGATATATAGCTCATGCTTCTAATGGTTCTATTATTGTTGGTAATAAGGAAAGCTTAGAATCAACAAGTTTGCGAGATAGTAATAATATCGATGTTTTTGATAGTTCTGGGAATACTATAACCATTGATATAGCTTATATTAATAAAGCTACTCATGGGGAACTTATTCGATCACTTGAAGAAACTATTCGATATTATGAAGAAATTATAAATAGTTAAGTATTAAAAACTCTGGTAAATGCGTAAATCGCGGATGCCCATAAAGATAGAACATCTCGCAAGTGTTCTGGAGTGTTGTGGCTACTCGGCGGGCCAGAGTTTATATTTTTCAAAACTAAAAATTTACCCCAGTTGAATTTTTAGTAAAAACAAGGAGGTATACTATGTTAGTTCTTTCGAATTCGATTGATCAGACTGTTCTTCCGGGTCAGTCAATAACTTTCGATACGATTGTCCTTAATACTGGGCGTGCTGAATGTCACAGACCAAATTCCGGAGTAGTAAATCTAACAGCTAAGAATGCTATTTATGAACTTATATTTAATGCTAATATTGGCTCTACTACTGAAGCAGAGCAAGCACAACTTGCTATAGCTATAGATAACTCAGCTTTGCTTGAGACTACTATGATTAGTACTACTTCTGCAGCAGGGGATCTTAATAATGTTTCATCTGGCACATTACTTAAGACATGTTGCTGCATTGGATGCGAGTCTGTTACGGTGATTAATACTGGCACTACTACTGTGAATATCGGTAGCAATCCTTGTCTCCGTATAAAGCGAGTCGCTTAGAGAGGCGAGGTGAATATATTGGAATTTGAAATACCTATCGAACTTATCTTGAATACTATTGTCACAGGCATAGTAGGATGGATAGTTAAGATTGCACTTGATAGAATTAAAGAGTATCGTGAAGAAAGCAAAGAATGGCGAGATAAGCTAGATGAGAAGCTTGATCGACTATCTGATGCTACAAAAGCTGATATGCGAGTTAATATTGTATATAGTTGTGAGAAGTGTCTTAAACGAGGCTGGATAACAGCTGAAGAACTTTCTTCTATTCTTAATTTACACGAGAGATATGATGATTTAGTTGGACACAATCACTTTGTATCAAGTTATATTGATAGAATAAACGATTTAGACGTTAAGACTATTTGAGAAGGAGATTAGTCATGGCTGATACCACTAATGCACCTGTAACTTATACTGAGCCACATTATGTTGCTGCATCTCAGAATGGTTGGGGCATTGAGATGATTGGAACTGAGGCTGTTGATGGTAGTGACCTAGATCATGCCGGTATTATTGGTCTTAATATGACTGATTTTAAGATTGAATGTGAAGGTATTAGGAAGGCTCGTGTACGCAATCGTAGAGGTAAGTGGCTTCCTTATAAAAAGAACTTTGTATCTCTCGGCGATGGCACTGATATTACTGGTATTGAGCTTGTTGGCGAGGGATTTATATTCTCTGTTCATTGCAAGGGTGGTTCATGGCTAGCCTCTAAGAACACTTCTAATGTTGAGGGTGAGGTTCTTGGTGGACTTGGATCACCTATTGATGCTGTTTGGATTGAAAAAATTTAATTGATATTTGGAGAGCCCAATGATTGATTTCACAGAGTTGATCAAAGCACAGCGCAAGGGTCGAGGTATAGTTACTCGTAAGAAAAAGCAAATTGACGAGATTACAAATCGAAGAACTAGTATCGAAGAAGCAAAAGCTAAAGTAGAAGAAATTTTGAATTCTGATATTAATAAAAAGAAAAGAGGGGTCTCTCTATGAACGAATTAGTACTTGATATTTCCAAATACGATTCTGATATTGACCTTGCTGCATGGAAGCAGAAGCATAATTTATGGGGAGTTATAATTAAAGCTGGTGGACATGAAACTGGTCTTAATCGATACACAGACTCATGGTTTGAGCGTCATTATGCAAACGCTAAGGCTGCGGGCCTTCATATCGGCTTTTATTATTATACTGTCTCTACTAATACTACTGATGCTATAAAAGATGCTGAGCACTTTGCCAATATTCTCAAGGGTCGTAAATACGATCTCCCGTGTTACATGGATGTAGAGGACAATCGTCAGTTTGCTCTTCCTGCTCGTAATCTTACAGATGTTATTAAAGCTTTCTGCGATAAGTTGATTCAGCTTGGATATTATGCCGGTCTATACACGGGTGGCTCAGCGTGGCTTAATAACATGTATCGAAACGAACTCGATAAGTATGCTAACTGGATTGCTTGGTGGCGTGCCAAGTGGCCTTATGAAGCTGGCGATATTGGTATGTGGCAGCAGGGTGGTATGCGCTACTCTGATGGTATGATCGTATATGATGATGTTTCTGGTTTCCATGATGTTGACTGGTGTGTTGTTGACTATCCAAGTCGTATTAACAATGGCGATACATCATATGAGGAGGATGAGACTGTGCCTAGCTCTGGTGGAACAGCTGATGATGTTATTAGCATTGCTGAAGGCGAGCTTGGATATTATGCTCCTAATGATCCTGAGCGCGGATCTAAGTATGGTCGTTGGATGGCTCAAATAACTGGTGAAGATTGGATGGCAGGACCATCAGTTGAGATTTGGTGGTGCTGCATGTTTGTCAGTTGGGTCTTGAATAAGGCTGGTGTTGAAGTTGCAGGATTCCCGTCTCAGAATACTGACCTTGCTCTTAATGGAGGCGCTAATAAGCTTCTTGTTGAGCGTACTAGTATTAAACGTGGTGACATTCTGATATTTGACTGGAACTGGGGTACTGCCACAACTGATCATATTGGCTTTGCTAAGGGTTCACTTGTTGGCGGATATGTCGAGACAATTGAAGGTAATGTCTCTAACTCGGTTCAAAATAAAACTCGTGCATTGAGTACTATTCGATATGTTATTCGTCCTAAGTATGGTACTAAGCCTGCTCCAAAACCAGATCCTACTCCTGAACCTGAGCCAACGCCAGAACCTACTCCAGTAATTCCGGATGGATATTCTACTAAGATCTATCAGACTAATAATACTCCGATGCAACACTTCGAATTCATCAACAATAATGATGGATATTTCAGAATTCGTAATATTGGTCGAGACATGTATCTTGATGTTCGAGATGCTTTATCTGATGATCATACGCCAGTTCGAGTATGGAAGAAACTCAACTCTGACGGACAGCTTTGGAAACTTATTTGGGTTCCTAAAGCTTTCGGTACGTACTGCGAGCTTGAGCCTAAATGCGCACCTGGCATGAGACTTGACGTTATTAATGGCGGCACTGAGAATAAGACTGGTATTTGGATTCATCCGAGCAATAGTACTGATGCTCAGCGCTGGGCACTCATTGAGTCTTCTGATGGTAATATTAGGATTGCTAGCATTAAATCTGGTCTAGTTCTTGATGCCGGAGCTGGTGTTCAACCTGCATGATACTTCTAAAATTTTGGTTTCTATTGCTTATATTTTTAGCAATAGCATTAGTATTATGTCTTGTTGCTAGATTTAGAGAGTATGATATTGTATTATTTTTTGGAACCTTAGTGCTTATAGCATTAGGCACTATGTATATAGTTGGATTCGTATTTTTATAGAGAAAGTACTTTGATGACGTTCAGTCTGATTGCTTTGTATATTTTTGCTGGTGGATTTTTAGAAGATTTTTATTACAATTTCAATAATAATTACTTTTCTAAATGTTTATTCGATTTATTTTCAATTATTATCATAATTATATTCATAATAAGTCTTTCAATTAGATAAAACAAAATGCCAAAATTTTCCCGATTGGATTTTTTATAAAAACAAAAGGAGGAATGTCATGCTAATGGACAATAAAACGTATGATATTTTAAAATTTATAGCTATGATTGTTCTCCCTGCATTAGGAACTTTATATTTCACTTTGGCAGCTATTTGGGGACTTCCTAATAGTAATGAAGTTGTTGGTACTATTACTGCAATCGACACTTTTATGGGTGCATTGCTTGGGATTAGTACTAAAGCTTACAATAATAAGTAAGAAGTTTGGAGGTACTAAATGTGGAGTACTCATCTTCATACGTAGATGATTTATATTTAGCTCATCACGGTATCAAAGGTATGCGATGGGGTGTACGTCGCTATGAAAACTATGATGGGACTCTTACTCCTGCTGGTAGAAAGAAGTATGCTAAACTAGCTAGCAAGTATGATAAAAAGTCATCCAAGTCTTTAAAGAAAGCAGCTGTTAAAGGTGTAGTTGGAACAGCTGCTACACTTGCTGTTAGAAAGAATCCATATTTATATAAAGCTACTCCATATGTTGCAGGAGCTACAGCTGCTAGTGCTGGAGCATCTTTAGCTAATAGTGCTCGTAGAAAAGCTAAGCACAATAAATACATGAAAGCAGTTGCTTCAAATAGATCTCCTAAATCTGGAATTGTTTCAAAGGGACTTAAAGCTGCTGCAGGAGCTGCTTTAGTTGGTGGAACTGCTTATGCTCTTCACAAAACTGGTAAGGATAAACAACTTATTGAGGCAGCTACTAGTAAGCTTAAGAATAGTAAAGTTGCTGATATTGCTAAGAAGTCAACAAAGAATGTCGAACCCGCATCTCATCGAGCTTCTGATGCTATTAAAGAAGCTAATGCTAAGGCTTCTAAAGCTAGAGCAGCAGCTACTAAGCAACAAGCTGCTAGTGATATTTTTGCACAGCAAATTTCTACGATTAAAGACGGCACTAGCAAGTATTTAAATAGCGATAATGCTAAAAAAGCTGTCAACACCGTTAAGAATACTGCTGGTAATGCCGCAAAAAGTATTGCTACAGTTGTTAAAGAAAAGAACGAAGCTTCTAAAAAAGCAAAAGAACAAGCTCGGTATGAACAACGTAGAACTAGAGAACGTAATACTGATGATACTGCTGAGCAATTTGAAAAAGCTAAGACTACAGTATCTAAAATAAAGAATGCTCCAAAGACTATTCAAGATGCTAAAACAGTTTACAATGCTGCTAAATCTGTTAAATCCGGTGATATTTCTGAGATGATTGGTAATCTTAATCAATCAACAATAGAAGCAACTAATAACTTGTTGAATCAATTCGGAATTAATAGATAAGGAGGTGTTTATATTTTGGAGTATTTACCAAGTTATACTGATGATTTATATTTAGCTCATCATGGCGTAAAAGGCATGAAGTGGGGTGTCCGTAGATATGAAACTGCTGCAGGAAAACTCACAGATGCTGGTAAGAAACGCTATGCTAAATATTGGCAGAATCGTCAAGATCGTAAAGCTGCTAAACAAGAAAAGCGAGATGCTCTTAAAGAAAAGTTGACATCAGATGAAGCTAAAGAGACTTATAAGAAAATTGCTAAAGGTGCTGCAATTGCTGGTGGGGTTCTTGCTACTGCTTATATTGCTAATATGGCCGCTAATAAAGTAAGCGATACTCACCAGTATAATCTTGCTAAGAAGTATGCAAATGAAGCAATTAAAGAAAATCCTGGTTTCTATAGTTATACTGATAAAGAACGAGAAGCTATAGCAGATCAATTTACACGAGCTAATTATAACAATATGAAGACTGCTAAGAATCAGCAGAAAGCAGCAACAAAAACTAAGATATCTGATGCTATGAAATCAGTTCGAGATTCAGATGCTCGTAAAGAATTCGTTAATAATATGCGCGAAGGACGATATAATGGTCCAGAAGCTAAGGTTGTAAATAAAGACACAACATTTAGTGCACGTGATATTAATCGAAACAGAGATTCAGCACGAGAGCAAGCTGATTATTGGGGCATGAAGCGTAATAAGGCTCGTAAAGAAGCTGCTGCAGAGAATAAGCGTAGAGCGGCTGAAGTTGAACGCGAAAAGAAGCGTGCTTCAGAATTCCAAAAGACTTATGATAAAGCTACCAAGGCTGTTCTTGAAAGTAATTTAAGACGGTATGGTAAGGACTTTGTTGGTTACAAGTCATATGTTGAAAAGTATGGAGAGCCTGATTGGGAGAGATTACGTACAACTGGTAATGATCAGAAGTATAATAATTTGTTATAATAAGTTCCGCAAAAAATACTTTTTCTATAAAGGAGAGAAGAATCGAAGAGAATGATTCTTCCTAGGACGAAAGGAAAAGGTATGGTAAATTCACCAACATTATTAAATCTTTTGGGATACAATAATGGATCGGTAACCAAAGTTGCTGTATCTATTAACGAAGATGAGAGTGAATTAGATTATGAAAAAATCAAAGAACTAATAAAGGAAGAGATGGTTAATGCCATCAGTACAATGTCAACATTGCATGCTGATACACCTGAGTATCAAATGGCAGCAAATAATCTGAAAGTTTTAAGTGATATTCTGAATTCCCTTGAGAAAGGAAGTTCTGAAAAAGACAAAATAAAGCTTCAGATAATAGAAGCGCAAAACAAGAGACAAGATGGATATTCGCAAACCATGTTAAAAATGGGTGGCATTGTAACATATGGTATTATTCTAGCTTTCTGGATTGGTCTTGAAAGGAATAGTACAGTTCCTCAAAGACTTGTTAATGGAATGAGCCAGTTGGTTCGACCGTCAATCTAAAATTATATTCTAAGATTTAAGGTGGTTAGTTGAATCATTAACCACCTTTTCTTTTTTCTCGCAAAACTAACTTCTTCTATAATAGGAACTGACAGAAAGACTATTGTGGAGAGGAGGTTAGTTATGAGTATAAATTATCACATAGTTGGACTTTGTGAAGAGATCTTAGATGATATTCATGAACGAGTCAATGCTAAAGATGATGAGAAACACGAACTCAAAATTAAGTTCGATCAGCTTGAGGATGCTATTGAGACCTTAGAGAACGAGCTTGATACTTTAAAAAGAGATCGTTGTGTCGTTAAATCTGAAATAGATAGGCTCACCCATGAAGGTGCTAAGATGTTCATGGAGCGAACTGCTGTAATGAAGTATAAAGAAAAATTCTCTCAAGAGGATTAAAGTTAGTTTCTATAAGGCTAGCTGTGAAGAAATTTACGGCTAGCTTTATATTTTTAGTAAGGACTTTTACTCATGAATATATATTTAGCTCATCATGGCGTAAAAGGCATGAAATGGGGTGTTAGACGTTATCAGAATGCTGATGGATCTTTGACTGAAGAAGGTATTTATCATAGACGAATGCAGCGTGCTGCTAAGACTAAAAATGATGTAGATCGTATCTATAATTCTATGTCCAAAAAAGATAAATATCTTCTTGGTGATGATGAAGGATCTAACGAATTCTTAACACTTCAAGAAGGCGAGTATGTTGTTAAACGATTTTTAGAAAAAGATGGTGATATTCCAGTAGCTTTTCTTGATATTATGACAACAACTCGTGAAGGTCATTTAACTGTAGCTGTCGGTACTGATCCTAATTATAGAGGTCAGGGACGAGCATTAAAATTAGCTCAGCAAGGCGTCAACTGGTTTGATAAAAATGCAGACAAATATGGTGCTACTTATCTTGGCTGGGGAGCTTATAAAGAGAATACTGGCTCTACTCATATTGCTGAAAAAGTTGGTTTTGAATATGAAGCTGATAAAAGCAATGATGAATGGTCGGTATATGGATATTCTAGAAAGAATCAATAAAATTATGATTAAATAATTCTGGAGAAATCATGGATGTTTGGGAAATTAAGAGACGTAAAGTAATGCAATCATACGAGGTTAGTGACCGTGATTTGTATTTATATTTTAAAATAGAAGATGCTTGGACTGAAATTGGTAAGCATTTAGAGATGGAATTTCGAAGTCATGATATGGGCGCCATTCATATTCATAATATTATAATTAATCCAACTAAAATGCAAGTATGTATTATATATAAAGAAACTTATTATGATTATTATCAATATACCTGTTTTGATATTATTCATAGAGAGGTTAGATAATAGTTATGAGAGTTTTCGAAATTAAAAAACGATCTGTATTAAGATTTGACATGGATTCAGTTTGTTATCCCAATTTATATTTTAAAATAGAAGATGCTTGGCTTCATATAGAAAAAGATTTAGATGGCTTTTTTTACATACATAATAAAGGCCTAATGCATATTAGAGATGTAATAATAAATCCAGATGAAATGCAAGTGTCTATTTGTTATAAAGAAGTATACGATAATTGTTATCGTTATCTTGATTGGAAAATTGTTTCTAGAAATGTTGTGTGATATTTTTCGCAATAAATACTACCTCTTTATAGGAGAGATCAATGTGGATCTCACGGATATTTAGGAGGAAGTATGAAAAGAAGAGAAAAGAAAGCAGTTCAAAGAATGATTGCTAATTGGCGATCATTCAACAACAAAATTGATATCAAAGCTGCAAAGACTTACAGCGAAGGATATTTTATGGGATGTTGGAGTGTGATCAATGATAAGCAAGCATCTTATCTATTGAGCTTGCTTTCTAGAGAAGAATACAATATAATTATGAGATATCCGTTATGGATGTAACAATGATTTAACCAAAAAAGAGAGTTGTGGTAGAAATTACCATTACTTTCTTTTTACAATTTTAAGGAGCAGTGGTAATCATGGCTTATAATGAGTCTGATGACAAATCTATTATATTTGATGAGATTCGAAACGTTAAAGAAGATATTTCGAATCTCGACAAGGCAATTTGTGATTTAGTATTCAAAAGAAAAATGCTGTTCCATAAGCTTTCTGATCTTCAAGATAAAACTAAATAGTTGATATTTTTCGCAATAAATACTGCCTCTTTTATAGGATTGACATCCGTTAAAAGGAGGTGATATTTATGAGTGGAGTAAAATCAACACGTGATGTTGCAGTTGAATATTATGGTGAATTCAGTAAGGAATTTGACTATTATTCAAAGAAAGCCGATGAAGTTCAAGCTATGATTGATAATTACGATCAGCAAATTAGTGATATTAAAGATGAGATCACTTGTCGACGGAATAAAATAATGGAGCTTGAAACTAAAAAGCTGTTTCTTAAGAAAGATTTAGATCAAATTCTTGAGGATAAAACTGATTGTGACTGCCTGCGAGTCATTGTTAAAGATTTTATAACTCGTGAGTATCCATACATTAAGTTGGATTAAATCCTATAGCATAGAGCTAAATTTACTAGCTCTATGTTTTTTCGAAGTTTGAATTGAGGTGCAATGAATGATTTATATTTAATGCATCATGGGATTAAAGGCATGCATTGGGGTGTACGTCGCTATGAAAACTATGATGGGACTCTTACTCCTGCTGGTGAAAAAAGATATTTAAAAAAACTTAATAAAGCTGCTAGACGAGAAGCGTATTCTAATGCACAAATGCTAGATAATGCATCTGCTCGTGGTAGAATGGAAGCTCAAGCTAAACGATATCCACAATTATATAAAAAATCATACATGAAAAAACAAATGAAACAAACAGAAGATGCTGCTATAAAGTGGGCTAAAACAAATCAAAAAGATATTGAACGTGTTAAAAAATTAATGTCTAAAATGAATTTAAAAGATAAACATTTAACATACGATCCTATTAATAATGTTTATGGCATTGAAGAAAATAGGTGAGTGTATGAATGACTTATATTTAATGCATCATGGAATTCTTGGTCAAAAATGGGGGACACGTAATGGACCACCATATCCATTAAAAGGTGGATCATATAGTAAAACAGAACAAAAAGCTATAAAAGCAGAACGCAAGAAAAAATATAGTAGATATAATAAAAAACATTATGATAATGTATTACAAGAAGGTACTGTTTTTAAAACATTATCTTATGATAAAAATCGTACATCAAATACTGACATGTTTTTTGCATCGCATACAAAAGCAGATATTGATCATTACAAAGAATTTTTTGATAAACCAGCACCTATGCCAATTTATGATGATAATGGAAATAATATAGGAACTGGTAATTTTTATAAATATTCTATTCAAAATAAAGCGAATAAAGAAATTAAAGTTGCATCAGAAGATAGTGGAGCAAAAGCTTTTAGAAAATTATATGAAAATGATAGAGACTTTTATAATTTTGTAACTGATGAAAATAGGCTTAGAGCTCGTTTTGAAGATGGCGTTCATAAAATTAGTCCAGGATATGCTCGTGGAAGAGCAGCAATGGATCGTTTAAAAGATCCAAATTATATTCCGACAGATAAAGATTTAAATGATATTTATCCAATATTTAATCATGCCATTCCATCTGATGCTGGAGGTAATAAAAAATATGCAAAAGATGTTGCTACGCAAAGAGCTAAGTTTTTTAATGAATTAAAAAAAAAATGGATACGATGCGGTATTAGACACGAATGATGCATTATATAATTCAGTTCAAGCGCAAAGTCCTGTTATAGTATTTAATATGGATTCTATTATATCTGAAGGATCATATCGTACTACTATGGGTGAAGTATATAAAAGTAAAGCATATACTGCTGGAAGAAGAATGGTTGGTATGCTATAGCTATGAATGACTTATATTTAATGCATCACGGAATTAAAGGACAACGGTGGGGCGTTAGACGATATCAAAATGAAGACGGATCTTTAACTCCTGCTGGTGTTAAGCATTTGCAAAAGCAAGATGCTAAATGGGCAAAAAGAAATGCTAATAAGATTCAAAAGAAAACTGAAAAACTTGTTGCTAAAGACATGAAGCAGTATGATAAACAACTTCAGCGTCAAGGTGGATATTATACTAGTCGTGGACTCATGAGCAAAAATGCTATCAATCAATATAATCGTGAGATGGCTCGACTAATGAATGAACGAGTTGAGGATATTCCAGCACCATCTGGACGAGTAGTTAGATTTGTAGCTAAGCGTGGAGAACTTGGAGTATATTCAGCATTAGCATCGCCTGACTATAATATGAATAAAGTTAAGAATGGCGTATGGGCTGGTGGTCGTAAAGCCTATAGTAAAGAATCTCTTGGAACTATTGATATTTAGGAGGTGTATGTAGTGTATTATACTCCAACATTTGTTGATCAACTTGATGTAGATTATATTTCTCATCACGGCATAAAAGGTATGAAATGGGGAGTTCGTAGATATCAGAATCCTGATGGTACTCGAACTGCTAAAGGTAAAGTCCATGATCGACAGACTAGTAAGAAGCGTAGAGGTCTTACTAAGTCACAAAAAGCAGCTCTTAAAACTGCTGGATTAGTAGCAGGAAGTGTAGCTTTAGGCGGAGCAGCTTTATATGCTCAAAATAAAATGATGGATAGCTATGTTGATTCATGGAAGAAACAAGCAGAGTCTGCTAAAGAATATAAAGATCGTGTTAAAGACTATGCTAATAATTTTAAAAGAGAAACTGATGCTGGAAGTAAAGCAAAACAAGAATATGAATCTCGTGGCGATAGGCAGCGCGAAGAACAATATCAAAGACAACGTCAAGCTAAACAAGCAGCTGATGCTGGTTCTGTAAAATCTAAACAACATTACGAGTCTACTGGTAAGAAAGTTTATGATAATCTTATTAATAAGTATGGAAAAACTAAAGCACGTGACGTAGCTAAGCAAGATCTTGATGCTGCTAAGAAACGTATCGATGACCTTAAAAAGAAGATGGCAGAAGAAGAGCGTAATGGTGGACGTACTGTAGAGACTATGAATGAAGTACGTAAAGCACGTGAGGCTCGTAAAGCTGCTCAAGCTGTTTATGAACAATTTAATACTGATGAACAACCTAAACAAAATTCTTCAACTACAACTAAGAAATCTAATACCTCAGCAACTACTCAGCGTAAGACTACATCAACTCCAAAATCTTCTACTAATCGTAAATCTAGTACAAATAGTAAGAATAGACAATCTATTAGATATTTACAGGCCGCTTCATAGTATTTATATTTCCCCGGAGATCGTTGAATTTCCGGGGATTTATATTTTTTCGCAAAAATTCCCACTTGTATAATAGAGTAGAGTGTTTGTAGAGTACGACGAGGCTTAGGAGAGGAGGGCGTACTTCAGATGGAGTGGAGCCAAAGCACTCATGTACGGTAGGGATGGTAGGTAAATAAAATAACTATTTATATTTTTCTCGGGAGTTTCATCATGCTAGAACATTACATAAATAGACGACTAGAAGAGAATGGTATAGAAGATCGAGATTATATTTTTCGAATGCTGAATCAACTAGAACGAACGTATAATCTTCATAAAGAAAGATTATATTACAGAATTCAGCAATGGTATCGTCAATCAAGTGGTTCAGAGTATATTAAGAGTGAAGACTTGATTAATGAAATTCAAGATGTTGAAAAAGATCGATTAGCTTATATAAATTTTAGAAATCAAGTTCTCGCTAATAGACCAAATGATTAAGTAGAAAGGAATATTTATGGTTGAGATTGTAGTTAGATTTATTGAGCAGAAAGACGCTTATAATGCACGAGCAAATCTCATAGAAGATTTCAGAGGAACAAAACTACTTGATGATATCATTGTAATTGATCCGGTACGAGTTTCTAAAGAGAAAGACTTAACTAGAACTGGTGCTCCTGTTTACGAATTTAAATGTTATATTCATACTGGCTCTGATGATACAGAGGTTGAAAAAACTATTTCGATTAATGGTGGTCAACTTAGTGTTATGAATGGCAAGAAACATATATGGGCATTCTCCTAGGAGTTATATTTTATTATGGCTGAAGAAAAAATCAATAGAAATCGAGACATTCGCATAGCTATCAAAAGTGGTAAATCATATAATGAAGTTGCTAGATTTTATGGAATTACCCCAGCACGCGTTCGAGAAATTAACATAAGAATGATACAGAAGCAAAAGAAAGTTCCAGACGATGTCGACTATTATATTTGGAGAGCATGTAAAGTTCTAAAATCCGATGTTGGTGTTCGAGCTACAAACAGTCTTCATCTTGAAGGATACAAAGATGTTAAGCAATGGGCGTATTTATCAAGTAAAGAAGTATTTAATATACCAGGAGTAGGTAAAAAGACTGCTGAAGTTATATTTTTAGCCCAAAAACTTTATCAAATTGACCAAAATAGAACCCTATCAAAATCGCAGGTAAATGAGGCGCTGTAAAGCCATTTAAAGGGTACTTTTAAATCTATATGACTAATTACCCATTGAAAATAGGATGCATTACCAATGAAACTTAGTGAAATTATATTTATAGCTAAATATTTCGAAATGGACTTGAATAAAGTTCAAGTATTTGATCATGCTATAGCAGATACTAGGAAACGAGTTGATATTTTTACAGAGATTGATCCATTTGGTAATACCATTTCATCTAAAGTACAATATTGGCAAAATTATTACGAGCATTTTGATGAGTATGTAATTTATGATACTCAGGTACTTGGTCTACCATTAATAATAGATGCTGTATTTTAGGAGGTGTTATATTTGCAGTTTGTCGATGAAGCTAAAAAGACTTTAGACTTCTTGATAGATTCTAAACATAACATACTATCAAGTCTTTCTGAAATAGAACTGCAGAAAGATAGCATTCAGAAAAAACTTAAAAAACTTAATAAACGAATCTCAGAACTAAAAGCATATATACAATTATATTCTTAATAAGAGTAGTCGCAAAAATTACTATCTACTTTATAGGGTAGAGTGTATAAAAATTTAGAAAGGATTTAAGAAATTATGTTAAGAAAATTTTATAATATTTGTAGTATTGTTGGGGCAGGAATTGGTTTATATTTTATGTTGTCTGCTGCATACGAGGCTGGTTATCGTCGTGGTCAAGAAGTGGATTCTGATGACCAAGATAATCCAGCAAGTATTCTTGACAGCATTCAAGAAAAACTAAAAGATGACAACCAGAATGATTATATTACAATCGATGGTATAATGTATAAGAAAGCATAAAGTTATAAAACAAATTTTACACTCTACCCTACTTTTATATTTTTACAAAAGATTGGAAAAATTATGAATGTTGATAAGAATACTGTAAAAGAAATTATTAACTATGCAGCAAATAATCCAAGAGAAGCAACTGCTATTATTGTGGCAGCTATTACATGTTTATCAACTATTGTTAGACTAACTCAAACAATGTCAGTAAATCGTCGTTATATTTCTTCCGAGCAAACATACTATGATCCATCATCTATGATTCACTGGGATTTAAAACGTAAACTCTCAAATAATGAAAAACAAATGATTAGATACCGTAAGCTCAATGGTGAAGATGTTTATGATATTTTGCGTCAAATGAATGTATTGAAGTAAGTCATGTCTCACAAGTATTCGTGCCTCGATTTGTTGGGACTTATATTTACTTCACTATGAGCTGAATGGAGACTGGATTCTATGAATGAAGAACTGCTACTTCGAAGACTCTAATTTATATTTATCAGTATCTCCAATCGAGTTATTCAACTATTCTGATAGAGGATACTATGTAATAGTTAATATAGCTCGAAAAGACGTAGTTCGTCTAATGGAGCATGATATTGTACCACATCATGATAAGGATAGTTTCTTTTCCCTTAAAGTTAGACTCAATAATAATACTCGTATTCAACTTAATGGAATTCGAGTAACTAACCTGAGTGATGAGAAATTACGTTATATTCCAATTGATTTAGTAACAATCAAAGAATTAGCCCTTAAGCGATATTCTAATAAAACATATAACAACGAACAATGTTATGCCACTAGATTAATTTTACAAGTAAAACAGCCGAAAGGATTTCTATGAGTTTTGAATATGAAGCTATGCTAAATGATATTCGTAATCAGCTTTCTGATGCAGCAAAGTTCGAACAGATGGCTGAAGAATGCATCGAACTCGCACATGCATGTTTAAAAAAGGCTCGTAAGATTCGTAATGAAAATTATACTCCTCGTAAGATGTTCGAGATTGATGATAATATTTCTGAAGAACTTACTGACGTTATGATTTGTGTAGAAACTCTTGGACTATCGGTTGATGATATTGCTAAAGAAGCAAAAATTGATAGATGGCATATTAGAGTTTGTGGAGTAGATGCTCATAATAAAATTATTGAGGGCGGTAATAATGCAAATAATTGATGCAAAATATGAAATTGATCATTTCGAGCCACGAGAAGATGCTCGTCGTATAGCCAAAGCTGCAAGAATCTGCTATAAGTTTCCAGAGCTACAAACATATGAAGAGCAATGTGCACTCATCCGTAGGATTCGTGATCGAGATCCTAAGCATCCTCATCATAGTCCACTTGAGCATTCTAGCCTTAGTGTTCTATTTATAATCAATCGAGGCATTTCTCATGAAATAGTACGACATCGACATACTGCATATGCTCAAGAAAGTAGTCGATATTGTAATTATAGTGGTGGACGTTTCGGCAAACAGATAACTTTTATTAAAGACTCAGCATCATTTGAATCTGCTGTTGAGAATATTTGGATTGATGGACTTGAGCGAGCAGAAGAAGAATATTTTAAACGTCTTGAAGCTGGACAAACTCCAGAAGAAGCTCGTGGATGTTTACCAACTGATACTAAGACTGAGCTTTATGTAACAACTAACTATCGAGAGTGGCGTAATATATTCAATCTTCGATGCGATTCGCATGCACATTATCAGATGCGAGAAGTAATGATTCCTTTATTTGAAGAGATTAAAACTTTGGCTCCTTGGTGCTTTGATGACATCGAATATTGATACTTAAACACAAAATCTCCATATTTTCGCACAATTTACCAGTACTTATATAGGACTGTAAACGTAGGAAGATTGGAGCAAAAATGTTTAATCATTTCTTTACGGGGTTTGACTTAGCATTTATTCTAACGATGGTAGTCATTATTATAACCTTTATAGCAGGTTATAAATTGGGTGACTGGAATGGTTATGATAGATGCATTGAGGATGTCGAAGAAGGAAAGATTGATATTCGAGTAAGAAATCATAGAATGCGCAGGAATAGGTCTTAATAAACATGAGGGTTAGTAGAAAGTTTACTAATCCTCATATTTTTCTGATTGGAGTTTGCTATGAAATCTACGCGAGTTAAATACATCACTGATATTTTAGCTGGTGCTTGTTATGCTATGAGTCAAGTTCCCGAGTATAAGATTCCTACTGAATTGCTAATTTCAATAACTCGAACTATTATTGATACCAATAAAGTTAATCCTACTGATATTCGCAATGGACTCGAATCTATTCTTACTGCTGATCAGCTAAGGAATTCGTTCAATGACGGAGATGTGTTGATTTATATTTCTCCATTAGGGTTTATTAGTTCATATTCATATGATGGTAAGATGAGTGACGTTATAAGTAATATTTGTTCTATATTTACTGAAGATAGAATCGCTCATGGAGTAGCTATCGAGTACGTTCATTTGCTACATGATATTGTGTACAACCAGATTAAAGATGATAATGATATTTTAGAGATTCTTCCAGAGCTTGATGTAAATCAAAGTGAAGTAGTTATTGACTATAACGCTAAAAATGTATTCTTTGCTAGCATGTGGTCATTTATATTCTCTGAGACATACATGGATGCATTAAATAGAGCTATGAGCTTTGACAATTGCCCGATTAGTATTCTAGCAGTTACTGGTGCTTTAGCTGGTTTATATTTTGGTATTGAGGACATTCCTATTGGTTGGATTAATAATTTTAACAATGAGTTTCTTCATCCAGTTGAAGAGTAAAGTTTATTAAGGAGCTATAATATGTCGGATATTTTCATGTTTGCAATCATGTTCATTCCGTTTACTATAATTACTACTATTGCATGTATATTTGTAGCTAAAACTGCTTATGCTAGAGGTTATGAAGACGGTAATAAAGTCTATAATAGACATCAAACTCGTGTAAAGAAACTTAAAGATTGGAAAAAAGAACGTAAGAAATACATGAGTCGAACTATAAAAGGGTGATGACAATTGCCTACACTTTATGATTTATATTTGTTTCATTATAGTCAATATGGTAAAATAGTCAAACTTGTATCTTTAACTTATGAAGAAGCTAGTGAGTATGCTGATAATTGGATGGATAAAAATAGTATCCTAAATGATTATCTATTATCAACTATTGATAGTACTCCTTGGTCAACAGAGTCTAAAATTATTATATATAATAAAACTAACATTGACTATGATGAGATAGAAAGGGCGCTTAATGAAAGTTGATATTGATTCTGCTGAACTTGCTAAGCTTAAAATAGATGCAGATGATAATAAGCAGATAGTTCGACTCGTTCGAATTATTGTAATCGGATTGATATTTGTGCTTCTATACTTTACATGGGGGCATAACGTACTTAATACTTATACTAAAAAACTTGAAGCTGATATTTATGCTGAGGCTACTATTACGCAAGCATATGCTAATGCTAGGGCTCGGTCAATAGAGAGCGAAGGACTAACTAATGAAGAATATTTTAAATGGGTAGAGGTTAGAAATTCGCAATAATTACCATTACTATAATGACGGAAGAGGAACTGACGATTTGGCTCCTCTTATATTTTTTCGGAAAGGATTGCATTATGAAAGACAAAGTTTCTAAAGTAATAGAAGATCATCCTATCATTACTACTGCATTATTCTGTGGAGCCTTAGTTGTCATTAGTGTAGCCGTGCCAATACAAATGATTTCTCAAGGCGTATATGAAGGGAATATGCGCACAGTCAATCATCTTCTTAAGATGATGTAAGTTTATATTTTGGGTATTCATGACTATTATTTATCATGCGGTTTGCTTCTCTGACTTTAATGTCAAACCTATACACGAATAAAAGTTTATCAACTAGGCGCATGATACGGCTTTTCACCTGCTGTATGATATTTAATGGTCGATTGAATAACGATACTAAGTGGAGGGAGGGGCTTAGTATCACTTTTTAAAGTTATCAAAAAGTTTATAAGGAGTATTAACATGATGTATGAAATTAGAGCTATTTTTGGTAATAAAGATAAAGCACTTGAAATTAAGTCGATATTCTCTAATCTTAAAAAGATTTCTAAAAGTTATATAAAAATTCTTCCTGAAGTTGAAGAGTATGGACATGGAATTTATTGTTTTTACATTCATACTGATTTTGTTGAAGTTTATGATTTAGTTGATCAGATTGTTAAAGCTTGTGATGGTGCAACTTTTGCTAGGGCGATTTAAATGATGAGCGATACGCGTTATATTTCTCACATTAGGTTGGATGAAAATTCCTCTGGTCCTATACAACAAGAAGACATGGATACTTTTGCGAGAGGATTAGCTATTTTGTTTGATATTCCAACAGTATTAACATCTGTGGATAATAGTATACAAGACAAGTGTCAGACTATAAATAGCTGATATTTGTTTGTATTGGGCCCTTAGCTCAGTTGGTAGAGCAGGAGACTTTTAATCTCAAGGTCATGGGTTCGATTCCCATAGGGCCCACATTTATATTTTGAAAAAGGTTTTTATGAATGATAAAATTGAAAAATTTAATTTGAATAACTATGAAATAATTCATTTAAATAATACTAAACAAAAATTATCTGATTTTCTAAAAGAAATGAAAAAATACAAACCATCAAAAGAAGATTTAATATTGTTCGATTTAAAGGGTAGAAAATGAAGATGTTAAAAAGTAAACGAAGTCGTTAACAAATAAAGAACTTTTTAACAATGTGAAAGAATGTTTTATATTTTTGGAGATTTATATGGCAAAGTTTGATATTGATCGATTAGAAATGCTTGACGAAGCATTATATGACAGATATCATAATGGTACTCAATTAGAAGAATATTGTAAATTTAGTTTATTTTGGCAAGATTTATTTATTGTTTCTGATTGGATTATTGATACTGGAAATTTTGAAACTGTTAATTTAGAGCTTAATCATCAAATGTTATATAACATTAAACGACATCCATTTATATTTAGATTTTTTAGAATGATATTTGGAGTTTAGAAAGGATTTTAAAATGCGAGATGAAACTGGCAGCGTAGATTCATATACATCTGTTATAGAACTTCAAGATTTTATCATGGATGTAATTACAAGGAAGTATGATATTCATACTAAACAATATTTTAATATTGGTAAATTAAAAGACAATTTATATTCTGCATTACGGTACTTAATTAGTTACAAAGATGCTGACATTGCTAAAATTCCAGAAGATGATAAGTTTTATCTAAAGAAAACTAAGTATAGAATTGAAATTCGCGATTGTGCGCATGAGAGTTCTACTTGGTTAACTTATGTTGCATATCAGGATATTTCTTTCGATACATTTGCTAATAGATTATTAGCTAAGTACATATATTTGATAGATCATAGTAATCCATTATATTTTAACGGGAACGTAGAATGAGTAAATATTTAGATTATAATTGTCCATGGTATGAGGAAGAGATTTGTAGAGAGCATGGTTTATATTTTAAGCCTAAGTGTAAAGTTGGTCAAATGAAAGACAATACTTGTCTAAATTGTCCTATTTATAAATTTCCAGATCAGCATACGAATGTTAGAACTATGAGAAGGTATTTAAATGAAGAGAAACCCTATAACAGTCAAGCAAATTGATGAACTTGTTAAAGAATTTGAATTATCAGAAAATTCTACAATTAATTTAGAATTTGAAGCATGTGCTCCTGATTATGAACATTATTATAATAGTTCTACTGCTTTTCAAATGAATTTATATATTAATGATAAGAATAAGACACTTAAAATAAAGTTCGATTCAAATGGCGACATGATTGAACGTGAACTCACGCAAAAAGTATGAGGTTTATATTTTATGGCGAAGAAATTTTGTCCTCTTATTAGACGAAAATGTATGGGCAGGAAATGTGCTATGTGTGTTGAAGTAAATGATTGTCTTACAAATCCATATTATATAAAATATTATTGTGGTTTGGTGAATTTGAACGAAATTATAGATCACGGCGAGATTGATGCTATAGAATGGGAAGAACAGTCCAAAAGTGATGACATTTATAAATTTTAGAAAGAGCTAACGCATGCTTACTGTTAAAAATGCAATGGGTGAGTTATTTGCAGTTAATATAAGAGAAGATTTAGATGACGAAGTTATATGGATGCTTCAATATGAGTGGATGGGTGATGAGTATATTTTAGTATCCATTTATGGAGGTGCTACTTATATTTATGCTCCACCAATGAGTTTTATTGCTACATGCATGAATTTAAAGATTATAAAACAAGGACATAAATTATTAGGAAATGCATTAGGTATTAACATAGCTGGTAGTGCTACAGAATTATATTACATTCCACATGATTTTAATTGTGATAATATTACAAAATTTTATTATAATGGTTATTGGCATGAAGTTCATAACAATTATATATTTCCGGTTAGAACTATTTGTCGTGATACATATGATCATAAGTATACTGAAATGATTATAGAAATTAAAGATATTTCAATGGCGGTAAGAAATGCTTAAATTAGAGTTAGATGTTTTGGAGTAATAATGACAATTGCATATTTATTGAAAATAGTTTTCGATTCATTCAACGAATTAGAAGAATACATAACATCATATAACGGTAAATTCATGCATGAACTTGAAGAATTATTTGAAGTTAAACTTTTAAGAAGTAAAATACAAGTAGATGATAATGAAAAAACATATGGAATGATATATTTTATACAAATAGAAAATTCGCATGGATTTATGGAAAGCGATTTATCTACAGTTATTCGATTAATAGAATCGTCTCATTGTAAAGGGAAAGTTAATATTCTAAGAGTACCGTATGATGTTGAAATTGATATAGCAAATAAATTAGAAATGATGGCATAATAATGAAAGTAACTATTGATATTTCTGAAGAAGAATTAAAAGCATTAAGTAAAACTGAAGATTTATTAGATGATTATGCTTGGAATAAAGGATGGGACTTTTATTCTACGCTTTTTGAAGAAATTGAACCTTGCGTTAAAATAATTAACAAAATTTATGAAGCAGCAAATAATATGGAGAATTTATAATGTCAAAAGCATACATTGTTTATAGAAGTGATTATCATGCATCTATAATTGGATTTGATCATATATTTACTTCTTTAGAAACTGCTATAGATTTTGCTACTGATAAGGTATATGAATTAACAGATCATAAATATACAAAAGAATGGATTAAAAAACAATATAGAGAGTCTTTTAAAGATACATGGGATAATAAGTATGATAATCATAAAGTAGATTATACTGATTATCGTGACATGGATGCTGATATGTTTATTGCTATAAGTGAAGTTCCGTTTGATTAATCGAGTATATAAATATGTTATCTAATGAAATAGATAAAATTATTAATGAACATTGCGCCAAAGAAATTAATAAATGTATTAAATCTAAGGTTAAAATTCCTAAAGAAACTTTAGAAAATTTTATAAAGTCATTAACTTATATGATTAAATCTAACACTTCAATTGGTCCGGAATGTACAGCATTATGGCAGACGTTATATGCTTTTTATCATTATTCTAATGGAATTAATAGTATGTCGAAGAAAATACAACATGAGTTTGATTTAGGAGCGGTTCATGGATGTATAAAAATGTTAGAAATGTGTAAGGAAATCGAAAAAGATCATGTAAAAGATTTTGAGGATTAATATGGATTATACTGATCGGATTTTGATTTCATTTATATATAATAATTTCTTATCTGCAATGAACTATATGATAAATCAACTTGGTAAATTTAGAATTGATCTATCAAAATTTATTAACATTGATCCGGAACATGTATGGAGCATTATTGATAAAAATAGTAATGAAGAAAAGGATTTATATATAGTACATATTTTAATATATTCAAATAAACTATCTGAATCGAATGCTAATTTGTTAATATCACATTACTTTTCTGGGTATACAAGTTGTTTTGTTACTAGAAATAAGCACTTTATAAAGCAGGCTTTAATAAATAATTTGTAATTATATTTTAGAAAGCATGATTTTTAATAAGGAATACGTATGACTGGTTATCAACTTGATTATATTATTAGACATAAAGATTTAGAAGATTATACAGTATCTTTTGATCCGGATACTAATAGTCTTATATTTAGAAATGACGAAGATAAAACAGAATATGATGATACTTCAATATTTGTACTTAATATTGATACATTATATTATCAACAACGTGGTACAATAAAAATTTAATTGATATTTTAAAGCTTTTATGGTGAAAAATTGAAGAAATTGATTAATTGCCTTAAAAGGAGAATATAATGACTAAAGGTCTTATAGTGATTGGATATCAAGGAATCGGTAAGTCATCAATCAGTAAAAATAATGATAAAATTATTGACTTAGAAAGTAGTAATTTTAAAATTAATAATGAAAGAGTGATATATTGGCATATAATATATTGCAAAATAGCAATAGATTTAGCTAAACAAGGATATATTGTATGCGTAAGTTCTCACAAAGATGTTAGAAATGAATTTGAAATGTATTTACCAAGTAAAGATTTTGATATTGTAACAATTCATCCTATATTAGAATTAAAAGAAGAATGGTTAAAACGACTTTCTAGCAGATTGGCAATCGATCCGATTGATAAAAATTGGTATGCTTATATAGGTGCTAAAAATAATTACGAAAATGAAATAAAATCATTTTATAATTCTGCTATTAGACATATTGCTCTTGCAACTACTAATTATGATTTAAAAGAAATTATTAATAACTATAAACGTTTTCCGATGAGTTATACTGTCATAGATACTGATAATGAAAAAGAATAATTAATGTTGACATGTTTAGCCCCTGTGGCGGAATGGCAGACGCAGCGGACTTAAAATCCGAAGTCGAAAGACGTGTGAGTTCGAATCTCACCAGGGGCACCTTTATATTTTTAGAAATGGTGCATAAATAATGAGTATTAATATAGACTGTTTCTACATGATGCTGTATGCATTACAAAAAGCTAAAGAAGAAGGAAATGAAAAAGCTTCAGATATTTTAGATCTTATAAATCATGTAAATAATCGAAAACAAGAAAACTCGATTGATGAGGTTAGAACTTTTGAAGATTGTGCTAGAGTTGAAGCTGAAATTTATGATAAATTAAGAAATATTCATTTTTAAAAGAGAGTAACATGAAAAAAGGATTGACATGGCTAGATTAATAGCGTGCGATTTGTGTAAGCAGATAATTCCAAATGAGAATAGTTTATATTCACTAACGTGCAAGATCGAAACTGCGGTCTATAATAAAGGTAAGAAACCTGCATTTAACTATGATATTTGTCATTCTTGTGCCGAGAGACTTTATAATGAACTTGATTATGCTAGAAGATGGTTAAATTATGAAAGGTAAAGATCTTATAAAACTTATCAAAGAATCTAAATTAGAAGATTATGATATTTTCTATATGGAAATCGATGAGTCGCATAAAGACAATTATATTAGTGCATGTACAAATTATAGGCAGCTTCCATATCCAGAATTTGTAGATTTTATGGCTAATGGTGTGGCTGAACAATACGAATCAAGAGTAGTAAAGTTTAACGTTGAAGATGGATCTATTATAAAAATAACAGATGCGCACGTAGATTCCTCTACTAGTGAATTTTATCCATATTAGATAAATAATATTTATTGTCTATATTATTATAATATGATTGGTATAAACATTATGAAACTTTGGTTCAAACCATATCTACTTGGTTTTATAAGTGGAATAGATTTATATATGATACTATATAGAGTATCTAATTACGGAGATATTGATTGGGTTTGTATATTATTGGCTATTAGTATAATATTATGGTTATTAGATGCTAAAATTACATACGAAGAAAAGTGGAAAAAAGAAAGAGATTATTGGAGAAATAATGCCTTGTGAAAATATTACTGAATATCAAGCATATCTTGGGATTCTATTATATTCTACATATTTATACAACCAAACTGTTGATGAAGATAAATTTATTGATCCAGCATTATTGGTAAATCCAGAAGAAATTCCAGAATTAAGAAAACACATGGACGGCCTAAACTGGTCTGACGCAGCAGCTATTGCAGGACAATGCTTGTTATATTTATCAAATTATGCAAGTATTAAAGAAACAGAAAATAGACTTAACGTTTTTAAACATTGTAAAGGATGTAAATAATGTCGCATTATGATCCTAAAACTATATCTCATGATTTTATTGATTGTTGCTATAGATTGTTATATTCTTATAAAGTAAATGATCGAGCAGCTATTGGTGAAAGACGACAACTTTTAGCAGATAATTATTATATTGAGTGCAGAATTCATGGTAAACTTATATTATGTGACAAACGAGAAGAGCCTAGACTTCGAGTAAAATCCAATACTTATAGACTTAAAAGTCCAGATGCTATTGCTAACATGTTATCCAAATATTTAGAATTATTAAATAATGAAGGATATTGGGATGAAGAATCTAGCTAATATGTATTAGTGTTAGATGTTTAAAAACATTGGAGTAGTTATGACTGTAGATGATGTATTAAAAAGATCTTATGTATATTCTAAAGATAGAAAATTATCTGATGATGAGCAGGCTGTATTTAAGGAATTAGAGACTAATATGTTTGGAGCAATGTTATTAATAAATGATCATTTTCCAGATTGTAAGGAAAAAGAAAATGCTATGCGAAGTTTACATGAAGGTATGTTATGGGCTAGAGAAGTTGTTAGGTTACATGGATTACCAGTATTGGATTCAATATGAGTAAAAAGAATAATGCACCGACTCCAAAAGAGTTTAATCAGCAGATTAAAGCTATTATTGATGATTGGAATAATGATCAAGAAATGCAGCATTTTCTTTTAGATGACTATTTATGTGTAACGCTTGGATATTCTAAGGGTATTAAGAATTACCGTAAAATTCCAAAATGGTATTAGTAAGGTTTATAATTATGGCGGTTACTATTAAATATGTCGATGACTATCATATACAAATAGATTTCAATGAAGAAATGCCTACAGATTCCGAAGCATATATTGATCTTAAAACTATTGATAAAATAACTGGCGATAATACTGAATTTAAGCATATTTATATGGATGAATATTTATGTAAATTACTTATAGGATTAGGTTATCCATATCTCGTAAGTGCATTTAATAACACATATAAATGGTATTCATAGGATGTGATATTTTATGAAAATTGATAAAGACATTATAAAGAAAATTGAAGAATTTAATAATTCAACTGATTATACAGAAAGTATGTTTCTTTGTCAAGAATTAATTGGATATCTACGCGATTGTAGTATAGCTATATCTAAAACTATTGTAAAAGAATACATTGGATATACTAAGGGTCAAGATCCAGATTATTGTATCATTATTGGTAAGAAAACAATGTTTGAAGCATTAGAAATAATGCGACAATATATGGGTGATAATATTGATGAAGATTATGGTTGGTGGGTAAAGGAAGTTAATTTTGGAACATTAACATCTTTACGTCAAGTAGCATATTTACAGAAAGCTATTGATGAGTTAAGAACAGCTAGAAATCTTAATCTTGGTAACGATAGAGTTATTGCTGATACTATTACTAATTGGATAAAACAAGCAAATACTTTATGTATTAGTTTAATAAATCAAACAGGTTTAACAGAAATTGCTCATTGTGAGCAAGTTATATTTGAAAGAGATTTAAATTTAGATTAGGATAACAAAATGGCACAAAACGTTTTAATCCGTCTAAGAAAAGACGATGAATTGATGAATGAACATATATTACCATTCGTTCATTATTATATTGTTGAAAAAGTAAAAGAAAATTTTAAGTGGCATTATAAGAATAATGATATTGGTTTTGAAAATTTTACATTAAATGTAAACTATAATTTATATGAATTGAAAATAAAACTTAGTAGTACAGCAATATATATTGGACAAGATATCATAACATGCTTACGTAGAGAACCAGTATTATCAAATTATATTGTTGGATTAGATTGTTATTAAGGAAAGTAATAAAATGAACCATATAGAATTTCTATATACAATCGATAGTGATTTAATTAAATCAAAATATGAACATGAAAGACAGTATAAAGAAGCAGTAATAACAGCATTATTTTCAACTAATTTTTCATGGTTCTTTGATGAAAAAATTATTAGATATCTGAGAACTAATCCTACTAGAAAAACTAATCAATTTATGTCTATTTATACTGTAGGCCATCCAAGTGAAATTGCATTGTTCGATTCAGATATAACTAAATTCTTACTTAAAGAAATAAAAAAATGTGCGGATAAATATGTTGATTATGAATTTGATGAAATTCGTATATGGTATCAAGATACTGTTTTAACATTATTATAGGAAAGAAAATATTATATGAGTTATATTCATTATGGTTCTAGTGATTTTGATATCAATAAGTTTGGAATGATTACTAATCAAGAAACAAATAAGCCTCTCGGTGGTTTATGGGCTTCTCCAATTGATGAAGCTCATTATTGCTGGAAAGATTGGTGTTTAAACAATGACTATAAAGTAGAAAAGTTAAAAGAATCATTTATATTTGATATAGAGCCAGATGCCAAAATTCTTCGAATTTGGTCTAATGATGATTTGTATCAACTTGATATTTATGATAATGATCTTCGTTACCATTGGCCTAAACGTCCTGGACATACTTGGTGGAATCTTAATTTCGAGCGTATGATACATGATGGATACGATGGAATGGAAGTGATTATTAGTACAAATGATATTTACTATGCTCTTTACGGATGGGATTGTGATTCTTTATTAGTGTTCAATCCCAACATTATGATATTTTAGAGAGTGATTTATTATGAAAATTAGAAGCTATTCTGAAACTTTCCCAAAACATATCGATATTCCGGAAAATTTAGATGAGTATTTCCATCAATGGCTAATAACATTTCAACAGGAGGAACTAAAAGATACTGATGGTAAAGTTAATAAAAAGTATCTATATGACTTTGCATGTGCTTTATGCGATGATATTCCATTTGGTTACGAAGCTAGTCATCGTATAGCTTCATTTATATTTGTCTATTTTAATAGTAAAAAGAAAAAGCGTAGTAAATAGTATTTTAGGGAAACTTGTATAATAGTGACGCATCCAATCGTATTATAAGTTTTCTAGAACAAAGCAGCATAAGTGGCCGGTCATGTGTTTATGCGTTTGTTGTTCGTCCCTTTCGTCATAGTTACTATTGTAGTGAGTTTAGTCAATTAGCGGAGGGTGGGGCTAATTGATATTTTTAGGAGATGATTATGGCTACTATACAAGTTTGCGATATTTGTCAACATGCTGTTAGAGGGCAGATGTTTGATTTAAGCTCGCGAAAATTAAATGATATTAGAAGTATGAAAAATTCTAATCCTTCTAATTTTAAGTATGAAGTCTGCGAATCATGTAATAAAAAAGTTAATGAATACATAACTTCTATTACTAAAAAGCCTATATTTAAATAGTTATGAAGAAATGAGTGGAATGTAAAGGACTATTAATGGATAATGAAATTAAATAGGAGTATACACCATGATACGAAATTCAGATTATGATTCATATTTATATAATCATATTAATAATGTTCGTCACGGTTATGAATGGATAAAGGTTTTTGTTCCTCAGGATAAAATTTCTAAAATTTTTCCAGATTTAAACTATTTTAATTTAGAATTTAATATTGTAAATCATGATAAATCGAAATATTCACCTGATGAATATAAAGCATATAATGATTATTTTTATGGATCAAATAGTAAATCCAAGAAAATTCTTGATGATTTTAATAAAGCATGGCTACATCATATTCATCAGAATAAACATCATTGGCAGTATTGGTGTTTGATTACTGATGACGGCGATAAGACAGTAAAAGAATATAAGCCTATTGGTCTTGATATTCCTGATGATTTTATTGTGGAAATGATATGTGATTGGTGGGCATTCAGTTGGCAACGTCATTTTGAATTAAATACTTTAAATACTAATGACCCTATAGCTGGATTATATGAAATTTTTGATTGGTATAACGAGCATCGTAATGCCATTATATTTTCAACTAATACTCGTAAAAAAGTTGAAAATTTCTTGGATCTTTTAAAAGATACAATTGATAAACAATGCATAAATGATTGGACTATTGATACTAAGTTGGTTAATAACCAGTAAAGCATGAAAGTAACGATTTTAGTTACTATAAGAAATTGTGATACATTTACAGAAGCATTTAATGAATGGGATGTAAAGGACTACTAATGCATATTCTAGATGTCAGTACTAAACATCACACTAAAGATGAATTTACTAAAAAGATGCAAGATTTTGAAGATCGTCTATTCAATGATATTTCTAGAGCAGTAAAACTTCAGAATGGTTGCCAACTTGAATCGTATGGATGGTATGTTGATAGAGAATCTGGTCGAGTTCATATATTAGTAAAAATGTATTCTGATAATCCTAGTATGATATCTAATGTATGCGAAATTATTGAAGACAAGCTTAGAATTCCATCTAAGTTTCTTAACTTTTTAAATTAGGAGTCTTAATATGAGTGTTTTTGCAAAAGTATATTTCATTATTTTAATTTTAACTATTTTATATGGATTATATATTAAAAACATATATTTTCCACAGCATATAGCAGAAGCTCTTAAGACTCGACTAAGTTTGAATTCAGCGTCATCAACAACTAAGTTTCTAATTTATAGCTTTACATTATTACTTCTTTTTCTAATAATCGTAGGCGCTTTGTTGATGATTATATTTATTATACATTTGTAAAAAGTTTGGGTATTCATAGTATTATTAATATTAAAGTTTAGCTATTCTTGCTCCATTGAATTTCTCTTCGTAATGAAGTTCCTTTCTACATTACTTTCCTAAGGTCCGTAGGGTGTGCAATCCACATAAAACTTTATATTTTTAATGCTGGTGAATAGTGTGCTTAGGTGGTGTGGTGGGGCTAAGCACTTTCATATGTTATATTCTTTGTTAGGAGGCTTGTTGATGGAAGTTCCAATTAATGACTATGAAACTACTTATATTTATGGACGATTAGATGGAACTTTTCCAAAAGAAATCCATGTGATACAGGCCAATACTAAACCTAATAAAGAATGGATTTATATTCCAGAGAAAACTGCAACTGCTCAAATACACATTAATAATGATACTGTTACTGGACATGTAATATGTTCTTGTTGTAATACACGTATGTATTCGATTCATATGAAATATTGCTCTGAGTGTGGGGCTAAAATTATTAAACAAACTGTAACTATGGACTGATATTTTATGATTGATGTAACATTTTCAAATGGTGTAATTAGTAATGCTCAGATTGACAAGGAGACGAAGATGAGCATCAAGAAAATACCGTTTCTTTATATTTATGATATCGATGAGAAAGTTCTTACTAAAAGTCGTGATTTAACATTTGAGCGTCAGACATTCCATCAAGGTACAACTATTGAAGAAGATCATTTCTTTGCTAATGATTTTAAAAATCGTAAGCGTATCGAAATCTCAGAATTCCCTGACAAGGTATTATATAAATTAGAAAAAGGAGTTTATGTTATATGGTCTAATACAGATGATGAGAAACGTGCATTATATTTAATTGGTCTCAAGATCATTTCAGAGCTTGATGATTTTATCAAGCGCACTAATGTTCAAATTGATAAGATCAGTGCTATTGTTGATGGACTGAATGAACTTGTAGGAACCGAGGTGGAATAAATAATGTCTAGTATTACAGAATATTTTGCAATAGGGATGCTTTGTGGGATTTCTATTATAATTGGACGACAATGCGAAAAGAATAATGAACTTATTAAAGAAATTAAGGATGTTTATATGAAATTAGAAGATGAAAATGCTCGTCTAATACAAGATAATCTTGAAAAAGATACAGCTATTGCTACATTACGTTATGAACTTGGAAAATTAAAAGGTAAAGAAGGTTCCGATCTGATTCAGTTTGTGGTTGATGATGACTGAACTTGAAGATATTATTGAAAGTTTTGGTGTGTCCACAATTACTGACATAAATCATAGAGAATTTCATTACGAAATCACTCTTGATGATGACTTATATTTATCTACCCTTATGCGCGATGACATTCTTAAGATGATTGAAGATTACAAAAAGTATAGAGAATCGGATAAGAATGTTGATTTTTTACGAGGACTTCGTATAGGTGTTCGTCTAGCTTATATTTATGCAATGTTGCTAGCACGGGATGAGGATTAATATGGCGTCTGAAAAATTAAAAGAGATGGTTCGAAAAGAAGTAACTACATTCATGGAACAAGTGTTAGATGATCCTGATAGTTCTAAATTAGAAGAAATACTAAATTCTAAAAGTATTGATATTAGATTAAATAGCCTCGATATGTTATATTTAATTGAGCGAGCCGGTTCAGATAGTTCTATAGTTCCAAGTAATTCCGATGATAAAAATTCATTAGTACTTGCCGGATTTTATGAAGGTTTATTATCTGGTCTTGATATTGGTCTTCGTTTTGGATATTTAGAAGGCATTAATATGTATGCAAACCTTTTAAATAATGCTCTAGATGATATCAAAGATGACATAGATAAGGATGTCGCAAAAAATCCTACCAGTAAATAGGAGCCAGAGAGTACTGGCTAAAATACTCTTGAAAGGGGTACAGTATGGATCTCGGGAAGTTTATTGGTAAGTTAGATGGAATGAAGATTGTTGAGATTCTTGGAGGAGCACTAATTTTTATTGGAGGTCTCGTTATATTTGGTCTCAAGGAAGACGATAGTGTTCAGATTAATCTTGATGAAAACTCATTCACTGTCACCGATGCAACTGTCGAAGACGTAGTAACAGAAGAGTAACAAACAGTACTAAAGCTTAAAGAGAAGGGAGCGGGTAAAACCGTTCCTTTCTCTTTCTCGTTATATTCTAAGGAGTACACTAATGCGTAAGCTATTTATCAGTCTACCTATGAAAGGACTAGACACTAAGTCTATTCGAGATACTATGTTTCGTATCTGGCATATTATCGAGGATGAGTTTGATGAAAAATTTGAGTTGATTGATAGTGTAATTGAAGAGATGCCACCCGATGATGTTGATTGTGGTACTTGGTATCTTGGTAAGTCTATTAATTTCCTTAGTAGTGCTGATATTTGTGTATTCCATCCTAACTGGCGTGAAGCTCGTGGATGTGTTATCGAACATATGGTCTGCGCATTATACAACTTATATTATGTAGACATGAGTATTGATTATGATCTTGGTAGCTTAGATAATGATGTAATTGATAACACTTATGATATTAATGCATATGGTGAAATTAATAATGCTATTAGCGAAGCTGTCGAGAAAGAAGAGCTTGGGCAAGACGATGACGTCGAGGATGCTCTTGGATTTGAGCCAGATTATCTAGACGACCTTTCTCAGGATATTGAAGATGGTCTTGATGACAGTGATATTTTTACCCTTGAGGAAGGTGAGTATGACGCCGATGCTCAGTGACACCTCGCAAAAATTTCCACTCCTTAAACGACGGTATAAGACAACGAGTAGAAAGGTAGAACTTGGCGTTATATTTTTTGCAAATAGTCTAAGAAAGGATTTGTTATGTCAAGTACAGGATTTTTAGTAAATACGCAAAAATTTATAATTAAGAACGCACCTACCATCTTGTCGGTCATGGGAGCTGTTGGTTGTATTGCAGCGGTTGTCATGTCTAGCGAAGCGGCAATCACCGTAAAAGCAGATCTTATTAAAGCTGAAATGGATAAGAAGGGCGATAAGTATTCTGATCATGTTGCAGCTAAGACTATGCTTGAAAGTGGTAAGTCTGTCGATGATATTTGCAATGCTCTTGCTATCAAGACTAAACCTGATATTTCTGATGAACAGCAGGTTATGGATCTTGCAGCTAGCTCTCTTACTCAAACAGACAAAGCTATAATTTATGCAAAGGCGTATGCACCTACAGCATTGATGACTGGCGCATCTATATTTTGTATATTTGGTAGTAATCATCTATCAAAGGTACGTATGGCAGCTCTTGCAAGTGCTTATATTGCTAGTGAGAATAATCTCAAGGAGTATAAGGATAAAGTTCTTGAGGTTGCTGGTAAGAAGAAAGCACAGGAAGTTAAGGATGAACTCATTCAAGATAAGATCGATAAAAATCCTGCAACAGCTGCCAATACAATTATTCCGACAATCACTAACACAGTTGATCTGAGTCTTTGGTATGATGTAATTAGCGATAGATACTTTTATAGTAATGCTGATTATATTCGTAGAGCAGAGATTGAAGGTCAATCAATGTTAAATCAAAATGGCTTCGTCTCGCTTAATGATATTTACAATCTTCTCGGGATTAAGGAAATCCCTCTTGGAGATGATATTGGTTGGGAGTTTGAGAAGACCGATTCTGTAACATTGACTATTGGCGCAGCACTTGATGATAAGCAGCAGCCTGTTGGAACACTCAACATGGAAGTGATGCCATCTAATGCGTGGCTTGGAGCAGTCTAAAACCTCGCAAAAATAACTACTTCTATATAGGACAGGAGACATTAGTCTCAAAGTAACTATGTAAAGGAGCAAGAAAATGGCAGAAGAGCAGAAGGTTGTTTATATTCAAGCACCTACACAAGAGCATAGCACAATTGCTAATATTGCTGGACTGGCAGTTGGTCTGTGCGTTGGTGTCGCTACAAAGGGGATGCTCGATGGAATGTTACCCGAGGCGGTAACGACTTTTGAAAAGGTCGTTCGCTACGGAGCATTGTATGGAGCTTCTACTGCGGCAGCTAAGCTAACATCAGACGCTGTTACGGAATCAGTGGATAGCATGATGACTATTCCGCTCAACGTGTTGAGTGCCTATAACAGCTCAAGTGATGCTGTTGCTCAGATTAGTAAGTAGAGATTGTCCAACTAAAAGATTGGAGCGGGTAAAACCGTTCCTTTCTTTTTCTTTCTGTTATATTTTAGATTGGAGATTTAGAATGGGTAGGAAAATGTATGTCTAGTCAAGCAGTTGTAAAGAGACATGTGGATCCTCAGACTTTTCGAGATTTCATAAAAAGCAAAAACGTATCTATCCGTCAACTTGGTGCTGTATGTGCTACAAATGAGAAGACAATCCGTCGCATGCTACAAGATAAAGAAGTTACACTTAATGTTGGCTTGGATCTATGCACATATTTAGATTGCTCTTTTAACGACCTATTTGGCATTGACATGAGCCCAGAGTGGAAACGATCCATGGTAAGTATCTTAAAGAAAGTACGCTAAGATATTTTGCAGAAAGGAATCCAAGTTGGCTAAAGCAGAGATACCAAAGTTGAAACCATCATCACAGTTAGCTGGCAACTCGTATGCGCAACGAGACATGCAGAAAGCTAATAAAGATATTTCAACTATTGAGTCGGATCAGCACTCTAAAAGAGTGAAACAAATCACAGTCGGAAAGACTCGTAAGCAGGGTCTTGTCGGTCGATTTGCACGTTATATTCTTGAAGATACAATTGAATCTGCCAGAGATAGAGCTCTCTCTGATATTATCCGACCAGGTTTAAAATCTCTAATCTTCGATACTGGAATTGAACTATTAGCAGTATTGATATATGGTAATGCAGAAAGTGGCTTCAGAGGACCTCAGAGCCGTTCTAGAGCCTATTATCCGGACAGAACGAGTTACACATCATATTACAAAGGAACAACTACTAAGAGTGATTCTAGAGCCTCTTATCGTGATATTCCTCAAGACCCGGATGATGTAATAGTTCCCTCTCATCAGGCAGCTAATGCAGTCTTGAGAGAGCTTGACGATAATATTTTCCGTTATGGTCAAGTCTCAATTGCTGACTTGTATGACTGTGTTGGCATGACTAGTGATTGGACGGATAATCGATATGGTTGGACTTCTCTACGTGGTGCTACAATTAGACCAGTTCGAGAAGGTTTCATGATTGTAATGCCCCCAACACAAATTTTGGAAAATTAGAAAACATCGTTATATTTTAAAGGAGATGTATCATGGGTTTGCCCGCATTGGTTAATTCTGTAAAGCTTCCTTCTAGTTTGGTTAAGAGCAAGGTTATTCTCCAGAAGCATTCGCCTGAGATTCTTGTTGTAACTGGTACTATCCTTGTAGTTGGTTCTGCTATTGTTGCTTGCCGTCAAACGCTTAAGGCTGAGCAGATCATGAAGAAGGCTAATGAGGATCTGGATGCTATCACTGCTACTGCAGAGGATTGTGATGAGGAAGAGTATACTCCTCAGGATGTTCGTAATGATCGTATGATTGTTTATGCTCGTACTGGTGTTTCTCTTCTTAAGTGCTATGGTCCTGCTATTATTGGTGGAGCAGCAGGTCTTGGTATGATATTGTGGTCGCATAAGCTTCTTCACAATCGTAATACTGCCATGACAGTTGCTTATACTAATCTTCTTAATAGCTTCAACAACTATCGTCATCGTGTTATTGAGAAGCTTGGCGATGAAGAGGAGAAGTTCCTTGCAAGTGGTGCAGAGCGGAAAGATATTTCAATCCGCGATGAGAATGGTGAGGATAAGTCCGTTGAGAATGCTGCAGTAGTACATGATGATGGAACTGGTCATTCACCATATGCAAGGATATTTGATGCAGATAATCGTAATTGGTCAAAGAATCCTTCTGCAAATCTTCTATTCTTGAAGTCCCAGCAGCAGTGGTGCAATGATAAGCTTAAGGCAGAGGGCATTCTGTTCTTGAATGATGTATATCGTGCACTTGGATTCCCTCGTGTTCCGGATGGTCAGATTATTGGTTGGGTCTATGATCCTAAGAAGGAGATTGAGGATCATATTGGTGACAACTATGTTGACTTCGGAATCTATGATATTCTCTACAAGCATTCTCCCAAGATTGATTTCTTGAATGGATACGAGCCTTGTGTGTGGCTTGACTTCAATGTTGATGGTGTTGTGCATGAGCTAATTTGAGAACGTGATGGCTTAAAGGCTGTGGGTAGCGGGATATTTGAACAAGATATTCTTGACTACCCATGGCTTTACACCTTTGAAGGTGGTGGATACTCAGATGATTAGAGCAATCAACATTGGATATTTGCTAGTTGGTACTGGAATTGGTCTGATCGGTTCGTCGTTATATTATGGACATGAACTGAGAAAGCCAATTGGAGAAATTGAAGAATACGTTCCTCTACATGGAGATGGTAATGATATTTCAACTGATACAGAAAATCGGAGCAGCAATAAAGAATTTGGTCCATCGAGTAATGGGCTTGTTCATGGGAACGGAGAAAAAGGTCGAGACGATTCAGCCGGAGCCAGTGGACGACTCGGAGAAGGTGAGCATGGACGTGGAGGTTCCTCTGGACAAGAATTCGGAACCGATCAAAATCACCTTGTCAACGTCTACGGACAACGTGAAAAAGATATTCCGCAGCAGCTCGGTAAGAACTCGTTTGTGGACGAAGTTGCGTGGAAAAATTATGAAGAACAAAGACGAACAACACGAGACAATGATAGGCCGTATAGCCAAATGTATAAACGTCAAGAGAATTCGTCTGACATGATATTTGAAAAAGAAATAGATACTAGTATGATGGGTGTGGATAGTTCGCCTGATGATGAAGTTGATTTACCTGAGTTTGAACTAGATGTCCATGATGAGTATACACTTGAACGAGTCGAAGGGAACTTCGAGATTTTCTTGGGGGATAATCCCCAGGATTTCGTGACGGTTATATTCTACGAGGGTGATCATACACTTTGTGATGATGGTGAACAAATCATTCCATATCCTGAAGAAGTTGTAGGAATGGTCGCTCTTAATAGATTGATAGAAGGTGGTCCTGGTGCGGAAAATGGAGTTATATTCGTAAGGAATCTTAAGACTTCTATCAACTATGAGGTAGTACTTGATGCAGGAGCTTATTCTGAGACTGTCTTAGGTATATTCGAGCGCCGTCTGAATTCGGATGGTGGTAGGAGTGTCGATAGTTGATAAGTCATATAGCGTGAATACGCCATATTTTAAGAACGAGTCTTATGTCGAATGGTTGGAGTCGTTCACAATTGATGAAACAGTTAGTGATATTTCTAGAAGAAGTTATCATGAACTGATTGATGCTTTGTGGACGATTCCTTTCCGAGCCAATCTTGGTAATGATATTGATCGTGCCGAAGAAGGCTTGGAGCTTCGAAATAAGTATAATTATATTTTGTCTCAAAAAGCTGGTGATGGTGATTTCATTACTCCGGATGTTCATGAGATATTTGGTGAATGCCGCGTACTTGAGATGTTAGTTGCATTGTCGATGCGTATGTATGATATCATGATGTATACTGATATTTACAATAGTGTCAGTAAGTGGTTCTGGACTATCATGAGGATTATGGGTTTCGATACGCTTGACGATGATAACTGGGTTGAAGGAGTTTTTGGTTCATTTGGTCTTGTGTGTGATATTTGTACTGACATAATGAATCATAGAGAAGTCCTTGATGATGGAACTGCTCTCATATATGGTGGGTGGTTTGGAGTACCTGGATGGCAGCGAATGGAGATTTGGTATCAGATGCATGCCTATTTACAAAGATATTTTTAAAGATTGATGTCGAATTTGAAGGAATATGTGAGTTATTTTACGCAAATGGTTATTTGTATGGCCTTGATGGTGCGGACATTAGACCCGCATTAATGAACCTTATAGAGGTAAAAATGTAACAAAAGTCCAAAAATAATGCGAAAAACCAAAAAATTCTTGTTATCTTTTATATATATATATAAACTATAAATTACTTTTTAAAATTTAGAAAAAAAATGGTTTTTTGGTATTTTTAAGAAAAAAATACACATCTACCTGCAGTTTCTTTTACACCATTTTTACACCATTTTACTTTTTAACACCAAAAATTTTTGGTGTTTTTTCTCATGCTTATATTGAAAGGGGGTGAGTCGTTGGATTTCTTCAAAATTCGTAAAAAAAATACTAATAAAGGGTACGAAATCTATCCAGACTTCATAATTGGACGTCATAAAGACTTCATGATTCGTGGCCATGCTTTCTATGCAATATATGATGAAGAAAAAGGTTTATGGTCTACAGATGAAAGTACCGTGCAAAGATTAGTTGATAAAGAATTGTCGTTATATTTAGAAAAAGAAAAAGAATCTAATGAATGTGTTGTAACTGCTCAGTACATGTCAAACTTTACTTCGCATGCTTGGTCGAATTATCGTAAGTTTATAAAAGAGATGTACGATAACTATCATGAGTTAGATAGCGAGTTGACATTTTCTGATCAAAGTCGAAAGATGTCTGATTATGTTAGTAAACGTCTTCCATATCCTCTAAAGGATGGAGATTACTCTGCATGGGATGAACTTGTCGGGACGTTATATTCTGAAGAAGAGCGAACAAAGATTGAATGGGCTATTGGATCAATCATTGCTGGAGATTCAAAGAAGATTAGTAAGTTTTATGTTTTGTACGGTGCTCCTGGATCTGGTAAAGGAACAATACTTGATATTATTTCGAAATTGTTTGACGGATATTATTGTATCATTGAGTCTGAAGCATTAGGAAGTAGATCAGCAACATTCAGTACAGCATCATTTAAGGATAATCCATTAGTTGCATTAGAGTATGATAGTAATCTTAGTCATATTGAGAATAATACTCGATTGAATTCAATAATTTCTCATGAAACTATTCCAGTAAGAGAATTATATAAAGCTGCATATAATGTTAAGATTAATGCCGTTATATTTTTGGCAACAAATTCTCCAGTGCAAATTACTGATGCAAAGTCTGGAATGATTCGACGTCTTATTGATATTAATCCTACTGGTGTCAAGATTCCAAGTAACCAATATGTTAAGTTGGTTGATGCTATTGATTTTGAACTTGGAGCCATCGCAAAGCATTGTTTAGATGTTTATAAGAAACTCGGAATACATTATTATGATGCATATCGATCTACTGACATGATGGAACGAACCGATATTTTCTTTAACTTTGTTGAGGAATCATATTTTACATTTAAAGAAGAGAATGGTGTAACTCTTAAACGTGCATGGCAAATGTTTAAAGAGTATACAGAAGAATCTGGTTTAAGATATTTGATGCCAAAACATAAGTTTAAACAAGAGTTGAGAGAATATTTTGAAGAATTTATCTCTAGCACTACAGTAGATGGAAATCATGTTACAAATTTATATAGAGGTTTCTTAAATTGGAAGATTGATGGCAAGAAAGATATTCAAATGATTACTGGAGATTCTAATGAATTTGAAGTACCACCATGGTTACAATTGACTAATGATGCTGGATTAAATTCTATATTGGATGAAACTCTAAAAGATTGTCCTGCACAGTATGCGAATGAAGATGGTGTTCCATTTAGAAAGTGGGAGAATATTAATGGAACGTTGAAGATGCTCAATACTCATTTTCTTCATTATGTTAAAATGCCATCTAATCATATTGTAATTGATTTTGATATTAAAGATCCAGAAACAGGAGAAAAGTCTGCAGAGTTAAATTTGAAAGCTGCATCAGAGTGGCCATCTACATATGCAGAGTATAGTAAAAGCGGTAAAGGATTACATCTTCATTATATTTATGATGGTGATGTAAATACTTTGAGACCGTTATATTCTGACGATATCGAAATAAAAGTCTTTAATGGTAATAGCAGTTTAAGAAGACAATTGACAGCATGTAATAAAATTCCGATAAGAATGATAAATAGTGGTTTGCCATTAAGAGAGGAGCGAAAGGTGCTGAACCATGCCGCTGTAAAAAGCGAGAGAGCTCTTCGTGAATTAATTAAGCGAAGTCTTTCAAAAGAATTCGGAGCTACAAAACCAAGTGTAGATTTTATTAATCATATTCTTCATGAAGCTAAAGATGCTGGACTATCTTATGATATTTCTGATATGAAGCAAGCAATAATGATATTTGCTATGAATAGTACTAATCAGAGCGAATATTGTATGAAACTTGCTAGCGAGATGCCATATAAGTCAGAAGAACCTAGCATGAATGTTAATGGAAAGTATATTGATCCACGACTCGTTTTCTTTGATGTTGAGGTATTTCCTAATCTATTTCTTGTAAATTGGAAGTTTGAGGGAGATCCGACTTGTATAAGGATGATTAACCCAACTCCAGAAGAAGTAGGAAAGATATTTGGATACAAGCTTGTTGGATTCAATAATCGTCGATATGATAATCATATTTTGTATGCTCGATATATTGGATACAATAATGAAGAACTTTACACACTAAGTCAAAAGATAATTAGTAATGATAGAAATGCTAACTGTACATTTGGCGAAGCTTATAATTTGTCATATACTGATGTATATGATTTTGCATCTGCTGCTCATAAGAAGAGTCTTAAGCGATGGGAGATTGAGCTTGGTCTTCATCACCAGGAGTTGAATCTTCCTTGGGATCAACCAGTAGATGAGAAAGATTGGGAACAGGTTGCTGAGTATTGCGATAATGACGTTATATCTACAGAAGCTGTATTCAATCATCTTCATGGCGATTTCAGAGCACGTGAGATTCTAGCAGATATTGCTGGAATGACAGTTAATGATTCCACAAATGCATTAACTACTAGAATTATATTTGGAAAAGAGAAAAAGCCTAAACTTAATTGGCATGATTTATCAGAAGATTTTCCTGGCTATAAGTATCGTAATGGTAAAAACATGTATCGTGGCGATGATGTTGGTCGCGGTGGATGGGTTTATGCAAATCCCGGGATGTATAAACATTGTGTGACTTATGATGTCGCATCCATGCATCCAACTTCTATTATCGAGCTAAGATATTTGGGTGACTATACAGATAGATTTGCAGATCTAGTTAACATTCGTCTTCATATTAAGCATGGCGATTATGATGCTGTTGGTAAATTGTTTGATGGTAAGCTTAAGCCATATTTGAAGAACAAAGATGAAGCGAAAGACTTGTCGAATGCATTAAAGACTGCTATTAATTCTGTGTATGGTTTGACATCAGCCTCATTTGATAATCCATTTAGAGATAAGCGCAATAAGAATAATATTGTTGCATTACGTGGAGCATTATTTATGCGCACTCTTCAGGATGAAGTTGAGAAACGTGGATTCAAAGTAGTTCATATTAAGACAGATTCTATTAAGATTGCTGATCCAACTCCTGAGATTGAACAGTTTGTTTGTGACTTTGGAAAGAAATACGGTTATATTTTCGAAGTTGAAGCTGAATGGGAGAAAATTTGTTTGGTTAATAATGCTGTATTTGTTGGCAAGCAAACAGTCAAGTCTCCTCAAGCCCCAGGAAAGTGGACTGCTACTGGTAAACAATTCCAGGAACCATATGTGTTTAAAAAGATATTCTCACATGATAAGATACTATTCGACGATATGTGCATAATTCTTTCCACAAAATCGGCATTTTATTTGGATATGAATGAACGATTGCCTGAAGGCGAATCTAATCCGATATTTGTCGGTCGTACTGGATCCTTCTGTCCGATATTATCAGGACATGGAGGAGGTGAGTTAAAACGAATAGAATCAGATGGCCGTCTATCATATGCAAGTGGCACTAAGGGTTACAGGTTCTTAGAATCTGAACTTATTCGAGGTACTGAAACAGAGAAGTATGTTGATACTGGATATTTTGATGCATTAGTTGATGAAGCAGTTGAAGCTATTTCTAAGTTTGGTGACTATTATTGGTTTGTAGATGATCAAAAAGATATTCCATGGGTAATGCCTTGTGGTGATTCAACCATGGATTCATGTTTTGATTGTCCGCATTTTAAGAAGAACTATGATCTTTGTGATCTTGGTTTTGATATTTCAGATATTTTGACGAAGTATGTAAGGAGTTAATTTATGTCTCGTGATAATTTCCCCGCCATCAACATCCCTAACGCTCAGTTTATTTTCTATACCAATTTTAAGGGAGCAGCTGGTCCATATAATAATGAGGGTGAGCGCAATTTTAATGTTATTCTTGAGGGCGAGGCATTGCGACAGGCTCTAGAGCTTGGTATGAATGTTAAGACTACTAAGCCTCGTGAAGGATTTGAGCCGGTTAGTTATATTAAGGTTAATATCGGGTATAAGTATCGTGCCCCAATTGCAATGCTGATTAATTCGCATGCGAAGCGTTCGCTTACTGAGCAGACTATTGGTGTGCTGGATGATTATGAGTATTCGAACGTTGATATTGTTATTCGTCCGAATCGTTGGCGTCGTCCTAATGGTGATAGTGGCGTAAATGCATATCTTCAGGCTATTTATGCTACTGTAGTTGAGGATCCGTTCGTGTCGAAGTATTATGACATTCCTGATTCGGATGATAGTGAATCGATGATCTAAAAGATATTTTAAGCCATTCTAAGGGTCTCTGTATTTAGTAGCGATACATTAATCGTAAAAGATATTTGAGGCTCTTAGAATGGCTCTTAGTGGCTAGAAAGACTATGATAACGTTACGTCCTGAACAGAAGAAAGCTGTTGAACAATTAAAGAATGGCTCAATACTTGTTGGTGGAGTTGGATCTGGCAAATCTATTACCGCACTCGTATATTTTGTGGATAAAGTTTGTCAAGGAAACTATACAACGAATTCTACTCCATTACGCCCAAGAGATTTGTATATTATTACAACAGCTCGTAAAAGAGATACATTAGAATGGCATGATGAGTTTGCTAAGTTTTGTTTAGCGACTGATAGGAATTCTAGTTTAGGTCATATTTTGGTTACAGTAGATTCATGGAATAATATTCGAAAGTATGAAACAGTTACTAATGCATTCTTTATATTCGATGAACAAAGAGTTGTTGGAGCTGGTTCTTGGGTTAGGTCATATTTAAAAATTGTTAAGAATAATCAATGGATTTTATTGAGTGCAACCCCAGGTGATACATGGTCAGATTATATTCCAGTATTTATAGCTAATGGATTCTATAAGAATAGAACAGCATTTTTAAGACAACATGCTATATTTGATCGTTTTGCTAAGTATCCTAAAATTATTAAGTATGTCGATACCGATAGATTGATAAGATTTAGAAAACAAATTTTAGTTAAAATGAATGATTCTAGACATACTAAAAGACATGTGTTAGATGTTAAAGTTGGTTATGACAAAGATATTTATGACGTAGCATTTAAGAATAGATGGAATCCATATGAAGATGAACCAATTCGAGATGCTGGACAGTTGTGCTATATTTTAAGAAAGATTGTTAATAATGATTTTTCTAGAATTGATAAAATTATTGAATTACTGAAGAAACATAATAAGGCAATAATCTTTTACAATTTAGATAGTGAATTAGAATTGCTTAGAAGTATTCCACAAAGATATTTTGAAGTGTCTGATTATTCCATTGCTGAATGGAATGGCCATAAGCATGAAATGATACCAAAGACTGATAAGTGGGTATATTTAGTTCAGTATACAGCAGGTGCTGAAGGTTGGAATTGTACAGAGACTGATACGGTTATATTCTATTCTCTAAATTATTCATATAAGATTATGGAACAAGCTAGTGGAAGAATAGATAGAATTAATACACCATATTCTGATTTGTATTATTATAGATTAGTTTCTGGTTCATCAATAGACAAAGCTATATTACATGCATTAAAAAACAAAAAGATATTTAATGAAAAAGCTTTCCTGCGGACATAATGTCCGCGCAGAAAAAACTATGACTATTATAGGGGAGATAAGACTCTGAATAAGAGTTTATTTCTCCTATAATTTTTTGTTAAAAACTATGGTTTTCTTTTTTCTATATAGAAAGGGCTGATGTGAATAAAGAAAGTAAATTTCAATCGGCCTTAATACGTGAACTTAAAAAGATATTTCCCGGATGTGTAGTATTAAAGAATGATTCTAGCTATTATCAAGGTATTCCAGATTTATTAATCCTATATAAGGACAAATGGGCAATGCTTGAATGCAAAAGATATTCTAAATCACATCATCAACCGAATCAAGATTATTATGTTGACAAGTTCAATAACATGTCATATGCTAATTTCATATTTCCAGAAAATAAAGAAGAGGTGTTAAATGAACTTCAACAAGCATTTCAATCTTGATGGAAAGCATGCATTTTTAGGCGCTAGTAATTATTCATGGTTGAATTATGATGGCGATAAACTTTGTGAAGTATATCGGAATAATCAAGCAAAGTATCGTGGAACACAATTACATGAATTTGCTAGTCAATGTATTAAGCTTAGACAAAAACTTCCTTCGACTCATAAAACATTAAACATGTTTGTAAATGATGCAATAGGGTATCGTATGGCATCTGAACAAATTCTATATTATTCAGATAATTGTTTCGGTACTGCTGATGCTATATCCTATAATGAAAAAACTCATAAGTTACGCATTCATGATTTAAAAACTGGTACAACTATAGCTTCAATGAAACAGTTATATATTTATACTGCACTATTTTGTCTTGAGTATGGAATGGATCCACACTCATTAGACATGGAATTGCGTATCTATCAGTTGGATGATGTACAGTCATGCATTCCAGAAGTCATAGATATTTTACAGATTATGAAGAAAATTCATGATTTTGATATATTAATGACTGACTTAAAGAAGGAAGAGGAAGACTCATGGATGTAACGGACGAAGAATACAGTGCGTTTCTAATGCATTATGGTACTCCTCGGCATTCTGGGCGATATCCGTGGGGATCTGGCGATAATCCATATCAGCGTAATGCAAATTTTAGAGCTCATGTTATTGAATTACGTCATAAAGGCATGAGTGATGCAGAAATTGCTCGTGGCATGGGTATGAGTAAAAATGACATGATCGCTATGATGTCTAGAGCTCGTGCTGAAAATAGAGCAGAAGATGTTGCAGAAGCAAAAAGACTTATTGCCAAAGGATATTCTCAGTCTGCAGCAGCTAGACGTATGGGTATAAACGAATCTCAAGTTCGTAATCTTCTTAAAGAAGATATTCAGGATAGAGCAAATCGTTCTGGAGATACTGCCGAGCTTCTTAAGACTGAGTTGTTTAATAATGGAGGATATTTAGATGTTGGAGCAGGAGTAGAAGAATATTTAGGAACTACTCGTTATGTACTAGATAATGCAGTTGCTCAATTAGAGAGCGAAGGTTATGCAGTACATAAGATTAAAGTTACTCAAGCAGGTACTGGTAAGAATACTACTGTTAAAGTGTTGTGTCCCCCAGATACTACTTGGGCTGATGTAAACTTTAATCGGGGCGATATTCGTCTTATTAATGCTCCATATGATCAAACTGATAGCGCTACTACAAGGTCTAAACTCGGTTTAGAGAAACCAGTAGCTGTTGATCCTAGTCGAGTTAAAGTTCGCTTTGCAGATGAAGTTGGACCTGATGGTGGACGAGGTATTGATAAAGATGGTGTTATCGAGCTTCGTCGTGGAGTAGATGATATTTCATTAGGTGCTGCTAATTATGCTCAAGTTCGAATAAATGTTGGTGATACTCACTATCTTAAAGGTATGGCAGTATATTCTGATGACATGCCTGATGGTGTAGACATCATATTTAATACAAATAAGCATTCTGACACTCCTATATTTGGTCACAAAGATAATAGTGTTCTTAAAGAGCTTAAAACTAATAAAGAAACTGGAGAAATTGATTGGGATAATCCATTTGGCGCAACTATTAAGCGTGAAGGTGATGCTAAAAGTGATCTTCGTTTAGCACAAAGATATTTTACCGATAAAGATGGTAAAAAGCAATTATCGGCCATAAATATTGTTAATGAGGAAGGTGACTGGGAAACATGGGCTCCAACTTTGTCTTCTCAGTTCTTATCTAAACAACTTCCTTCAATGGCTAAACAACAGCTAAAGATATCTGCTGATGCACGTCAAGCAGAGTTAGATGATATTCTTACTCTTACAAATCCAACAGTTAAAAAGAAATTATTGGAAGAGTTTGCTGATGAATGCGATTCTGCTGCTGTTCATTTGAAAGCTGCTGCTCTTCCTCGTCAATCTTCACACGTTATATTACCAGTTCCGGGTATTAAAGAGACAGAGATATTTGCACCCAACTATCGAAATGGAGAACAAGTTGCATTAGTTCGTCATCCTCATGCTGGTCGCTTTGAAATTCCTATATTAACAGTTAACAATAATGTTAAAAGTGCTGAGCGAGTAATTGGTAAGAATTCTCCAGATGCTGTGGGCATAAATTCTAAAACTGCGGGTATATTATCTGGTGCAGACTTTGATGGAGATACTGTTCTTGTTATTCCTGTAAAAGGAACTAATCTTCAAAATCAACCACCTCTTGATGGTCTTAAGAATTTCGAGCCTAAAGAAGTTTACCGGGCATATCCTGGAATGCCTGAAACTTCTAAGAAAAATGGCTTTGATAAACAGCAAGAGATGGGTAAAGTTTCTAATCTTATTACTGACATGACTATTAAGGGTGCTCCCGATGATGAGATTGCTAGAGCAGTTCGTCATTCAATGGTAGTTATTGATGCTGAGAAGCATAATTTGGATTGGAAACGTTCTGCAAGAGAAAATGGTATTGCTGATCTTAAACGAAGATATCAAGGTGGACCAAATGCTGGTGCATCTACTCTTATATCTAAAGCCAAGAGTGATCTTCGAGTTGATGAGTATAAAGAAATTAAGCCAGATAAGCGTACTGGTGAACGAAGATATATTCCAACTGGTCGGACATATCCTGAAAGAAAGAAAAATCCTGAGACTGGTAAGAAAGAACCAACTGGTAAGGAAATAAAAGCTCAAACTAAGACTACTAAAATGGCATATGCCAAAGATGCATATTCTCTATCGTCTGGAACTACAATGGAGAATATTTATGCAGATCATGCTAATAGATTAAAAGCTATGGCTAATACTGCTAGAAAAGAGGCACTTAATACCGAATCCGTGCCATATTCTGCATCTGCTCGACAAACATATTCTAAAGAAGTAGCTAGTTTGGATGCTAAATTTAAGAATTCACAAAGAAATAAACCGCTTGAGCGTCAATCCCAGCTTATTCAAGATGTTGTTGTAAAGTCTAAAATACAAGCTAATCCAGATATTTTAGATGATGAAGACAGTTTAAAGAAATTGCGTACTCAAGCTCTTCGCGAAGCTCGTGAAAGAACTGGTGCAAAAAAGAACGATATATACATTGAGGATAGTGAATGGGAAGCCATTCAAGCTGGCGCAATACATAAGACTCGTTTAGAAGATATTTTAAATGTTGCTGATACAGATAGAGTTAGAGAACTAGCAATGCCGAAAACTAATTCTAATATTACTACTTCGGTCATATCTAGAGCTAAATCAATGCAAGCATCTGGTGCTACTCAAGCTGAGATTGCTGATGCACTTGGTATCAGTACGACTAGTGTTAATAATATTCTTAACTCTTCTAGAACGGCGTAAAGGGGGTCATATTTATGGATGAAGCAGATTATATGCTTACTACTAGCGATAATCCATGGAGCCCTTTTACTCAATTTAGAGAGTGGTATACATGGGACATTACTAATGGCTGGCATTTAAATCCAGATGGAAGTGTTGGATTAGGTTATTGTACTGCATCATACTTAGCTAGAATTGCTAAAACATCTGAAGAAAATAGTCCTGCTCAATACAATCGGGCTATATTTGATGCAATTAATGAGATTGTTGACGAATTCAATCTTACTGGTAATTATGTTAAAGTAACTAAAGCAGATTACGATAACTGGATCCCAAAGCCAGCTCCTGTTTAATGGGTCATATCTGAACGCGTAATGTAGAAGCCTCTAGAGATTCACTATAGGGTTTCTAGAGGCTCTGCATTACTGTTCAGTATCTCTACAGCTCTTAGCTGCTCAGAGCACTATAGGGTCATATTCTCTCAGAAGACTCTATTAGCCTCTAATAGCTGCTATTTAGCTTACTAAGCTCTATCATGCACTATGCTACTCTCTACAGCTCTTAGCTGCTCAGAG